CTCCGTAATCTATCTCATAATCTATTTCATTCAAGTCTATCAACATCTTTCATTTTTATGGAGCTGGCACTCAGAATCGAACTGAGAAATCCGGGGTACAAATCCGGGGTTTTGCCATTATAACTATGCCAGCATCTTGGAGCTGAAGGACGGAATCGAACCATCATCTACTCTGTACGAAAAAGTTATTCTGCCATTGAACTACTTCAGCATATTTTGCCCGCGAAACGCGGGCGGTGTTTATCGAATGTCGAAATGACCAAAGCCGCGAACTTCCTTTTGAGCCGCGAGGTTTGCTTCGTATAGTCCTTTAAAGAAGTGCTTTACGTTCTGCTTTACACCCACTTAGATCACCTCCATTCAATTTTAGAATGCGAGTTTGACATCCGAAGATCTGAGCAAACCCTCGGACATCTAAACTCTCCCCCAATTTGCGGGATTGTTCTCAACCAATCACACCGCTGTGCGGCCGTTTTCTGATCGAGCGCGGAATCCGCCGTGTGCGTCCGTCTAACCACCTGTTTGCGAGGGGTATCGCTTGCAGATGATGCTCATTTTTGCTGGCGGTCTCTTCCCTTTTGCAACCAGTAATTCAGAAGCCAGACGTAGCTTTCGCTTCCTATAAACGCTCCTGTTTCAAATTTAGACGCTTTAATGCGCTCTTTTTTCATCTTGGCTACGTCTCCGAAGATGCCTGTTCGCACGAGCAGTGCTGAGGTTTATTGTTGTTCACGCGGACTTGCAATCACCCGCGCCGTCCGAGGCTTTCTCGAACTGCTTCGTCTTATCAGGTTCCCCTCTTATTCCTTACGCCCTTTGGGCCCCCTGTTGATTTATTCACGAAGTTCTGCTCATTTCAGACACCTTATTCTTGCGGAATGCTTGCGCCTTACACCATCATTCTGGTCGAGCATTGGGCGTTGGGCTTGTCGCCCTAACCACGGTTTAACCAAAACACCGGAAAGGTTGTGCCACTCCTCTTTTCTGAATCGACAGGAAAGGTCAGCCGATTCTCCCTCGCCGGAATCGAACCGGCCGAACCAGTCTCGCGATACTAAATCCGTAGCCATTATCAGGGAGATATAGTTGCCGCGCTTAACGGACGCGGCGCGATTAAATACCGTTGACCATTACCATACCAATGGAACCCGAAGGTCACCTGCCCGAATCGAACGGGAACCGTGTTAGCTTACCAAACCTCGGTCAGCGAGCAGAATCGAACTGCATTTCTGGCGCGGCAGAAGAGATTTGAACTCTTGCGGCGGTTTCCCGCCCTATCGGTTTTCAAGACCGACCCCTTCAGCCTCTTGGGTACTACCGCGTGTAGTCTCTCGGTGGAGATTCGAACTCCATGCTGTCATCGGCCGCTGCCCAGCAATCCTCTCCGAGAGATGTAGCGAGACGTCTTTTTATTTTTAGTGATAGTCCGAGGACATCCCGCAGGCACGGACTGTTCACCGCAGATGCTTGCAAGCCTTGTTGATCTGCGGTGCGATTCGGGTGAGGCAGGATTCGAACCTGCTTTTCGATGATATTACTCTCCGGTGTTTCCTGTTCACCACTCACCCGTAAAAGTGCGGTTTAAGGTTAACCGCAAACCTTATAATTTCAGCATCTACTGGAAGAATGTATGGCGTACCCACTTTGCGGCAACAACACCGATAGTAAATGGCCAGAAAACACCAAGCATAATAGATGCGAAGGCACAGATTCCAGACTCGAAGTCATAGTTTTGGATTTCAGCAGCTGTGACAATGTAGTTTGCTCCGCTTACGACGATACCAATTAACAAATACAGAATTGACAGCATCATACGACGCGCTCCAGCGCTTCCTCGATTGGCTTGTAACGCTCGCTGTTGAGCGTTTCCATCAGGCATTCATACGGGTCGAGCTTACCGCTCATCACCATAGAAGCTACATTCTGACTGAAGCCGCTGACCAGAGCAACACCGAGATCGTTTTCCTTAACCGGAATCGTGCCGGTGCGGCTGTTGACATTCCAGAACACGAGGCGCGGCAGTTTATAACCGGCTGCTTCATATTTCTGACGAATCACGTTAAACAGACGGGAATCCGGCCGCTTTCGGCTCCAGTAACCCGTTTGACTGCCGCAAGTTGCACAGGAGTCGAACTCCATATCAGAGATGATGAGAACGTTTTGCGGCATGTCTTCCTGCCTCATTCGATTGTTGACCGCTGTGGTTAAAATCAGGTTGAAAACAGCTTCGATGTTGGTACTTCCCATCTCGTTATACTGCTTGGCGATTAACAGCTTCTCACGCAGGTTCTTTGCTTTGGAGAAATCAACTAGCCGAGGACGAGTGGAAAACGTGATGTACTTGTCCTTGAACTGCCCGGAGGAATGCTCCGCGAAGTAAATCGCAAGTGCATTTGCTACGTCCAGTGCAGTTACGCTGCTGTGCGGGTCTACGTTGCATTTCATACTGCCGCTACCGTCCGCTACGACAATGGTGTTCCCGTTGCCGTTTACCGTATCAGGCAGAGCCTTCCAAAGCTGCTCAAACGTTTCGTTATACTCAGTGATTGCATTCCATCCAGAGTTGCCATACTTATGAACGATATCGTGCGGGAACAGAGTGCCTGCGTTAATCTTGGTTTCACCCTTAGCGAGGCTTTCCAGATAAGCACGGCGGCGCTCCTCATCGTTCCTCAGAAACGCCTTATTATAAATGAGATTTGCGCGGGACGGAACCGCTTCGTATTTGATCTCTCTCCACTGTTTTGCGGACATTTTCTTCTCGACTACATCGAGATAGCCGCGCAGCTCGGAAAGCATCTTGCGGTACTGACGTTCCGTTGTACCGAGCATTTTCTGAATCTGCTTTGCATGATGCTTGGTTGTCGCAGAAGAAGCACCCGGAGAGGGGAGCCATTTTGCAAGCAAGGAAATCGGCTGGCCGTTTTTCATCGATTCAAGGTCTCGGTTCAGCTGTTCCTCAATCAGAGGATATACCTCCGAAACAAGACCGGTGTCCAGCAGACACAGCAGGTCATCGTAGCGGCCGTACTCTGCGACCAGCTCGGTTACTGGGCGAACGTATTCTGGTAGATTGTCCGCCAGATACTTCATTACGGTGCGGAACAGGCGACGCTCTCCGAGTCCGCCGCGGACATCTCGAGCGAAGAACAGCCACTTCATTGCGGCCCTCTTGTCCTCAAAGAACGCTTTGACGAACTTGCTCGCAATCTCGGCTTCGCTTGCGCTGCGGAGCGAGGCTACGGAGAAATTCAGGTCGAGCAGCGCTTTGCCGGTTGTTCTGTAACCGACAGCGCCGTTCTCAGTGACGCTGACGTTGTAATCTTCGTTCAGCGTGTTAGCCATTGCGGTTGTAAAATCCATTTTCTTTTCCTCCTTGTTTTGATTCCACAGGGCGCATTGCAGGGAATCAGCCTGCCGGTGTTTTATGGAGATAGTTTTTATTTGCTGTACGCGCCCTTTGGAGGGATACGGGACACAAAGGTATTTTGATTAAAAGTCAAAGCCTGTAAGTTTGCTGTGAGTGTCCCTGTGGTACGGCGGGCTGGAGTCGAACCAGCGATTATCATCATGGCATATCTTTTTACTGTTAAGATTGCCGTCAGTGAACTTGTCAGCTCGCATTTTTAATGGATGACGCATTACCGTTTTGCTACCGCCGTATATTGATGGTGCGACTGGAGAGGCTCGAACTCTCACGGGAATCTCCCAGCGGATCTTAAATCCGCTGCGTCTGCCAATTCCGCCACAATCGCATTTGGTGCCGATGCGGGGACTTGAACCCCGATGCTCTGTTGAGCGGACGTTTTTGAGACGCCCTCGTGAACCTATTCCGACACATCGGCATATGGTTGCGGGAACCGGGCTCGAACCGGCGACATTCTGCCTATGAAACAGACGCGCTACCAACTGCGCTATCCCGCAATATAATGGAGCAGGTAATGGGAGTCGAACCCACATCTTCGGATTGGAAATCCGACCTATTAACCGTTATAAGATACCTGCAGATCTCCCGCGGTGACGAGTCGCGGGAGGCTCGCTTGCCGTGCCAAGCGGTGTGTGTGAGTGGAGTTTGCTCACGGACATAAAATTTCCTCTGCACGGTGAGGATTGGTCGAGGCGACAGGATTTGAACCTGCGGCATCTTGCTCCCAAAGCAAGCGCTCTACCAAGCTGAGCCACACCTCGTTGTTGCTCGTCTTTTCCGAGCTGTCAGACGAAAGAACTGATGATTCAGAACTGCGTAGGCTGTCAACCCACGGCTCAGTCGCCTTTTTCTCTTTTACTTCTCGGTGACTTAGAAGAAGGTGCCCGGAGGCCGGATTCGAACCGACAACCTCGAGATTTCAAATCTAAAAGAAATTTGCTGTCAGCGAACTTATCAGCTCGCATTATACGCGCTCTATCCGATTGAGCTACACCGGGCATATTAAGTTGGCGGATTTTTGAGGAGCCGCGGAGTCGAACCGCGAGAAACTTTTTTGCAGAAAGTTTTTTGTATGTATTTGCTGTTCGTGCGCCCGCCCGTCGCACCATAATTCTGTCACCGGACGCTCCTCATATATCGCCGGTCTTTCCCGGCTGTCAGCGGTCTTTCCCGCCGTCGCCACACTGCCATCGTTTTTTGCCTACATATACTACTATACAAAAAATCGATTTTTGGGACGCGAAATCTGAAAATTTTTCAAAAAATTTTTTACTTGGTGTCCGTGACTACAGTGCCGCCCTGAACGGTGACCCAACCATGCTTCTCGCGGGCTTCCATTTCCATTTTCTTGAGCAGCTTATCGGTCAGAGAAGCAGAAATCGTCGAGTTTGCCTTTGCTTCTGCCTCTGCTGCAATCTGCTTGGCCTGCGCGTCAGCCTGCGCTTCCAGAATCTTCGTCTGGTTCTGCACCTTGATGGTTTCCTGCTCCGCTTCAGCCTGCTGCTTCTTCTGCATCGCCGTTACACGGTCGTTGATCGTCTGCTGCAGCTGCTCATCCGGATGTACGTCGATGATAGAGGCGTCGATCACATCGATACCAAACTCGTCACCGAGCTTCTCGGAAAGAGCCTCCGTCAGCTGGGTGTTGATCTTCGCACGGTCGCCGGAATAGATGTCCATCATGGTGTAATCGGTCGTAACCTCGGAAATCTTAGATTTCAGAATCGTGCGAACGCGATTGTTCACGATGTCCTCGCCGTCCATGCCGCGGAACTTCTTATAGGTGTCCACGACCTCATCCTGCTTAAAGCGGTAGGACATCTGGAAGCTGATATTGATGTTGGCGTTATCTGCCGTTGCTACGTTAAAGGAATCGTCATCCTCGCTACCGTCGCGAGAATCCTTGGTCAGAACGAGCTGCTCATTGCCGACGGTGAACCTCTTTACCTTCTTGGTCGGACTTACGACATGGAAGCCCTGCGTGAGGATCTCGTCCTGCACGCCGCCGTTCATGCTGTAAACAACACCGACGTAGCCGGTCGGAATTCGTTCTGTACACACGAAAGCTCCGATACCGCCGAACACCAGAGCGGCCGCCAGAACGACGCCGCCTACTGCACCTTTACTCATGTTTGTTTTCTCCTTCGTTTTTGTTTTCTTCGTCCTCATCGGACATTTCCTTTATCGCATCGCCGAAGATGCTTGTCAGGACACTGCCGAGCTTCTTAAACATAAAAGCGCAGCAGGCCCAGATAAACACCCCGACGATGATACAAAGCGCGTAGAATACTGGATTCAAGTTTTTTCTCCTTAGAAATTTGGTTTGTCTGATGGATAATTTATTTTGCGAGCACTACATCGCAAACATCGCTGTCAATTGCATAAAACTGCTCTACTTTAGCGGATGCGTACTCGTCTCGCAAAAATGAGCTTAGATTTGAGGTGTTAGAAATAGTGAATTTCCGACATTTGGGGTCCCTTGTTGAATAATATCTGAATCGTTCACCATTCCCATCGAAAACATTGATGGTCATATTCTTGAAATGGCCGCCAGCCATTTCGCAAAATTCGCTTAACGTTATTTTTGATTCCTCCTTATAACAGTTTCTCATAACTTCCAAAGCAAACGGTAGATCTTCTCATTCATCTTTGACTTCCTCTCTTTCTTTTCTGCACCTCCATTTCCTCAATCAGCCGGTTCAGATACCTCCGTGCTTGCTTCAAATCCTCCACGCCGTTCTTCTGCCGGTGTCGCCACAGGTACTTAAACGCATTGCACAGGCAAAAGTCCTTTACCGCCTCTGCACCAAACGCCGCCGTCATCGCGTCAATGCACTCGATACCGCCGGACGTGTAGTGCGCCGGGTGGTTTACCGGGTCGGGCTTTACTGCTTCGAGGTACTTCTCAACATATTCGGTCATGTCATCCGTCGGATTGGACACACCAAGGGTTCGGCGCTTCGGCTTTGCGTCCTCGCCGTGATGCTCGACTGCCTCGGCAGCGATTGGTTTGTCCTTAATCACCGTAGCATCCAGCAAACGCGCAACTTCTTCCGGATTTTCAGCCGCATATCCTGCGCAACTTTTCGTGCCTATCTTGCCGTGCAGCGCGCACTGAAAGCAATACTGATTGATTTCGCAACATTCATTGAGCAGCGATTCAATATCGCCGTATAATCTACCGTTTTTCTTGAATATCATCGTTCACCCTCCTGTGTCATTCTCTCAACAGCTTTCTTCACGCCTGCCATAATCAAGCACCACTCACACACCGTTAAATACGCAGCTATATCGCGCACCGCTGTAACAGCGTCACGCGCCATTTTCGGTTCAATCGGCTTGTCCATGTCGGCTTTGGTGATTTCACGCATTGTCCGCCCTCCTGTTCCATGCTTCAACAGCTTCTTCGTATCTATCCCTGTTGGTAACAGGTGCTATATATTCTGCTCGTGAAATTACACTGTTCTGCCGAAAATAAATTCCGCATTTTTCACAACCGACACGACATTCGATGCTGAAAATAGGCATACTCACCGCATACAGCAACTTCACTTTGCGTTCACAAGAAGTGGATGCCTCTCCTCCGCAGAACGGACAAGGTTTTAATTCAGCCATTGTCTGCCCTCCTGTTCCATGCTTCTTTTGCCTTTGGATAGGTGTTATAGCAAGGGATTTGTGCGTGACACTTCTCGCAAAGGATATAAGGTCTAAAATATAGGTATTCCACCGAGATTCTGTTGCTCCCGCAGAACGGGCAAGGTTTCAGTTCAGCCATTGTTAGCACCTTCCTTTTCCAAAGCGTATTCTCTTAAATCACCGAATCCATATTCATCGTCGTATTTCAGCGAAGCGGTAATTTCTTGGCAAGTAGGACAAAGATAACAACTCCACAGACCGTTATCAATTACACAACTGCGTTCCATCGAAGTTCCACTGGGAAATTTTCGACCGCAGCCAAAGCACACATGGTCTTTCCGTGTTTTAACGGTTTTCTGCCCAATCACCTCAGCCATTGTCTGCATCTCCGTCCATATTCTTCATAATGCTTTGTACGATTGTCTCAATCAAACAGCGCTCATCAGCAGAGAAAAGTGACAGATTGCACGTTGTCTCAATCGGATCAAACATCTTTTCACAGATTAACCCGGCCGCCAAATGCTTGTTTGCTAAATCCATTGTCCGCCTCTCCTCAATTTTTACACGGAGAACAGAACAATCTATCAATCCAAGATACTTTTCCGTCGCCATAAGTAGCGCATTTCTTCGATTGGCAAGTTTTATTCTCTTTGTGGCAATAGATGCAGTCCTTGCACGGATTCCGCATTATTCTGTACCTCCGTCCATCTCTGGCGGCTCCGGTAATGGCATCCACGCCAAAACCTTTGCATCCCGTCCCTGCGCGACTTCTCCGCCCCAGTACTCACAGAACCGATACCCGATGCCAAAAGTTTGGTACATGCGGTTGTAACCCCCATAGCGGAAATACTCGTACCAACAAAGGACATGTTTGCCCTCCGGCGGCAATTCTTCGTCTGCCGGAATCCAACGCGGTCTTGGAATAACATCGGCGGCGGGCGGCGAGGCAACAATCTCCATTGCCATGGCACCGTCGGAACCGTCCACCCATTTCGCCGCCATCACCGCTCTTATGGCAGTATCTCTCTTAATGTATTCACCCATCGTTTTCCTCCTATTCTTCTGTTTTACTCGCTAAATCTCCGCTTCGTAACAGCAATCGGAAACTCGTCGATCTCGCTTGCCCACAGGCACGAGCCTTTTCCGTTAATCTGTTCCCAGATAAGCGGAAAACCGCCGATACCGTCAAACAGGCTTGCCATAGTGCCGACATGACCGAGCTGCATACACAGCCGATAAAGCACAAATCGCCAGGGCGGGAGTGCGATAGAGTTGCCGAGCGCCTTGTATCGCGCCGCGTCACTGCTTTCCTTGTGGCGTTTTCCTTTGGTGTCTACCCATTCTCCGATATCCGTCCAACCGTCCGGGTAGCCTTGCAGGCGTTCACATTCGAGCGGAGTAAGGCGGCGGACAGACGGTGTGCTGATTACGCGTCCAAATGTATCGCAGCGTCCTACACCCTTATAATCCCTTGCGCACAATGTGCTCGTTTGCTCTTTTCCGTCTAATGTGGTCGGAGTAATAATCGCCATCGGGTCGTGCATACAGTTCAGCGTCTGGCAAACGTCCGGTGTTAAGTGGTTGGCAATATCGCCTTGTCCATTACCAATGCAAATCGGTACATTGTTTCCACCAGTTCCCATTCTTGCAGTCAGAGCAGGTGCAGTCCCGTCATAAATCCGTACTGCCTCGGAGCGGTGCTGTATGTCGTAGCAGGTGTCATTGACCAAAATTGTACGTCCTGCTCCGGTGGCTCCCAATGTATGACAAGGGTCTCCGAGTTGCGGATTGTTGGCATTCGTCTTGCTGGTAATGGTTTCCTCATTATATACAACTGCCGGTCTATCAACCGTATTCAGCGTGTAGCTCTGATCTTCGCGCCATCCCTTACCGTTGCACCCTGCGGTTTCTGCGCGGTCTATTCCGTTGCCTTGCAGGCAGAACACCGTCTGATCGTTACCAGTTCCCAGTGTTCCGCTTTTCTCCGTCTGCACTAAAGCGCCTTTTCCGCCTCCGTCGCATCCGCCTCGGATTCGGACTGCATAAGCAGCGCCGTTTTCAGCTTCTCCGGCAGGTCTTTCCCTCTCCGTTCCGCTCTCCGCAAAATCCCCAAACAGGCTTTTGCGCTCAAACAGTATTTCGGCAGCGGTGCAGCCTCTAAAATCTGCGACAAGCGCGATTCTACGGCGACGTTGGGGCACTCCCCAGTATTGAGCGTCAAGCACTCGCCAAGCAACACTCCATCGTCCGTCCACGTCGCGGTACCCCCCCCATGTCGGCCATCCCTTGTCAGGCACTTCAATATCGGGGGCTTCCGGTTCGATGACTTTGATTGTTTCTTCGAGGACGGCTGCGAAATCTTGTCCTTTGTTGCTACTGAATGCTCCGGGCACGTTTTCCCAGACCATGTATCGAGGGTAAGCTGCTCCACTTGCTTCTCTCATCTCCTTAACAAGTCGTATTTGCTCCATAAACAGACCGGAACGAGCACCCGCCAGGCCGGCACGCTTACCCGCAATGCTCAAATCCTGACACGGCGAACCGCCTATAATGCAGTCAACCCACGGTGCTGTGCGTCCGTCTATTTTGGTAATGTCACCGAGGTGTCTCATACGCCCCACTGCGGCGTTCAAAATTTCATCACTGACCATCCTCATCCGCTCCCAAAATCTCAACCACAATCCGCGGATTCTTCGCATCCACCTCAAAGTGATCTTCAAATCCTCGGATATTCTTCCAACCGTCGTTCGACAGATACCTTGCTTTCACCAACGCATCCTGAATAACCTTGCGCCCAAACGCGCAGATATTATCCTTATCCCGCCGCCTGTCTTTTTCGTACCACCGGTAAATCATATACACCGGCTCCTGAAACTCCGCACCGCCAAGTTGCCGTGCCGCGTGCATCACAACGGTTTCGCACTGCTTTTTCAGCCGCGCCCCCTCCTGCCGGTGTCGTCTCTCTGCCTCGATCAGCTCATTCAGTCCCGGCAGCGGGCCTTTGATTACAAAGTTCATCTTTCACCTTCTGCTTGCTTTCACTCGTGCCGCCCACTCACTTTCCCAGTCACTGGCGGCGGGCGCACCGTTAAACATCGGCGCATCCGTTTTGGTTTTCTTCGGCTTGTCTCCGATTCTGTCCCAGATGATGCCCTTCCAACCTTGCGACATACTCAGCCGGATAACCTCGGCTACTGCCTGTTCGCCGTTCTGCTTTACGCGGTTCTCAATGGCACTGAGCAGGCTTTTTAATCCTGTTGGCTTGTACCCTTCCCTGCGTTCAGCTTTGTATCTGAGCCAATCCTCGACCGCTGAGCGTACCGGTTCGTTAAACCGTTCCGTCCAGTCCGGCTCTTTTGGCTTTTCTGGCTTTGGTGCTTTAGGCTTCGGCGAACATTTTGCCGGTGTCGTCACTTCGTCGCGTTCGGTGCTCTGGTACTCGTCGTACTTGCTGACCGTGATAACTGTATAGTGCCGATTGGTTTCCACCGTGATTTCGCCGGTCTTTTTCAGTTTACCGAGCGCCGTCCGTACCTGTTGCACAGACAGTCCGCTTTCCGCCGAGAGTGCCGCGTAACTGGTCGCAAACGCACCGCGTGGAATCTCTATGCCCTGCCACTCACAATCCTTGTAATTAGCTCTCAGCAGGACATGCAGCCACAGTTTACAGGTGGGGAGGTCTTTGTACCATCCCCACTCCGTAAGCGCACGGTGCAGCTTAATGTGCCCGTTCATTCCCCATCACCTCAGAACGGAACGTCCGAATCTTCCTCCGGCATATCCGCAAAATCGCTGTTCTCCTTCGGCTTGCCCTCGTTCTTGCCTCCGCAGAAGTCGATGCTTTCGCACTGCACTTCCCACGAGCGGCGCTTATTGCCGTTCTTGTCCTGCCAGTCGCGGCTTTCCAAACGGCCGGAAACAATGCACATATCGCCCTTGTGGAACCATGTGCTTGCGTGCTCCGCCAGCTTGCCCCACAGGACAACGGAACAGAAGTCGCTCTGATATTCTCCGTTGTTATCCTTTCTGCTGCGTTGTACCGCAATCGTACCGCTTGCTACAGCCGTATTAGACTGCGTGTGTCGCAATTCCAAATTATCTGTTAATCTTCCTTGTAAAACGATCTTGTTAAGCACTTGTATTCCTCCGTTTGTTGCATTTTTTCAATCCATTATGCAATTTCGCATGCTCTGATCGGGTCAGAACCACGATATTTTCTGGATTGTTGTTTGTCTTATTGCCGTCAATGTGATGTACAATGTCCGAAGATGTCAGCTTTCTTCCGTATTTCTGTTCAGCTACAAGCCTATGTTCCAGCACAAACCCGTGTTTATCTGCTAAGTGGTTGTCTGGTCGATATACAAGAATATACCCGCTTGAGTGTTTCTTTCTTCCTCCGGACCAGTGATAATTTTTATCTCCAGCCATTGCTTCTCTCAGCTTTTGTTTGGTTTCATCTGACATCTTGCGTCCGTACGTCGGGCACAAGCTACCGGTTTTCCCAATGTGCGGATGTTTATGATTTTTCCACAGGAATTTCACGCTTTCAATTCGCGTAGGAACTCTCATGCCTGCTTTTTTCATCTCTCTTGAGAGTTTTTGTCGCTCAATTCCGATTTCGTTCTCAAGCATTCGCAAGCTCGCGCCTTCCGCAATCCGGGTTTCGATGTATTTCCGATATTTTTCTAAATCAACTTTCATCTCCCTGTCTCCTTGGTATACTTCTGGTTTTTCTCGTCCCAGAGTGGATACATGCTTTGCAGGTACTCCCGCATTTCCCGCTTGATTTCCTTGCCGTCTCCCTGGTCCATTTTCTTGTGACACTCCGGGCACAGCATCACAAGGTTTGTCGTGATACCCATGCCTCCGCGTGCTCTCGATACAAAATGGCACGCCTGCAACACGCCGCCCCTTCCGCAGTGGCGGCAAATTCCGCCGTCCCGCTCCCAGCATTCCCGCCAAACGGCGGGGCTGATGCCCGTGAACTTCGTCTGCCGCCTCATACACCGCGCTCCTCCGGTTTCCACTTGCTCAACCAGCCGATTACCGTGCTTTCCGGTTCGGTCTCAATGCCCTGCTCCTTGCAGTCCTGCACGATAAGATCGATGAGCCGCCCCATCTGTGCCGTGTTGTAGGTGGATGAGCCGTAGTAACAGAGTAAGTACCCACCGTTGCAGTCCTGCGTCACCCAGCCTAAGCCCTGCTTGCTCCACAGGTCAGCAACAAGGTCTCGCGTCTGCTCGTTCGGATACGGCACCAGCCGGTAGTTATCCCCGATTTCGGGGATATACTGCCGATAAACCTCCTCGCGCTTCATGCCGAGCTTTGCCGCGAGCTTGCTCATAAGTTCCCACGCGAATGCATTGGCTCGCCCGCTCCGCTTGTCGTACTTGCGCTTGATCTCCGCGCAGTAGCGGCGGTTTGCCTGCATCTGGTCTACTTCCGCCCGCGCCATAGGCGCGTTTTTGATATGCAGGCAAAGCCAGTTGCCGAGGTCATTGTGAATGACCTTCGCCGCGTCAAAGTCATGCGTCATGCGGCATCTCCTTCTGCATTTCCTCTACAGCTTTCCACTTCTCCTGCAGCTCCAGCAGCGCAGCGTTCATTTTCACAATATCGCCCTTGTCCTTGGCGTACCGCTCGTCCCAAAGCTGCTTTGCAACCGCCTTGTCACCGCTGATCTTCACCAGCAGTTTCTTTACCTCGTTCGCCTTGGCTACCGCCGCCGCAACCTTGGGGTCTTCCGGCGGCTTCTTGTCCGCGTGCGTCTGCTCGTGGTATGCATCCGTGTCTGCGTCCTTGGTGTCATCGCACAGCAGCAGGCCGTTCAGCGCGTACTTGCGCGCATAGCTGCTTGCCGTGCCGGTGATCTGACTGCCGTCCATGCCTTTCTTCTGCTCGTCCTCGCGGGCAAACGCGGTGTTTGCAACGCTGCCGCCGTCCTCCGTGTCATACAGCGTTGCCGTAGAGCTGATGTAATAGCGTTCTCCCACCATACGCAGATCGTCCGTGATCATCAGTGCGCACTTGTGCTTTACGAGCAGCGGCTTTACCGCTTCCAAAATATCCTCGCAGCTGCGGTACTTGTACTTGCCAAAACTGTTATACTGCCCTTTCGGTGCTTTCAACTCGCACTGAATCGCACCCAGCTTTTCTAATACGCTCATTCTTCGTCCTCCTGTTCATAGTCGTAAACTGCCATTCTCACATCATCGAGAAAGCTCTTGATTTCCTGCGGAAACAAATCCGTGTAATCCTCCAGATACAGGCCAATAGCTGTTTCCGCCTCGCGCATATCCTGCAACCGGTTAAGCCGCTCCTGATCTGCCCTCTCCGGCGGCTCTAACGCCCGCTCGGGGCAGCCGGTGATAGTATCACGCATTGTTTACCGCCTCCATCGCCCGGATAACCTCGGCTTCGGGCACTTCTTCCGGTCCCTCATACCACACATTTTCTTCGGTGCTCTTGTGGTGGTAAAAGCGGCGGTCTACCTGATACATTCCGTTTCTTTTGCTCATGATCCATACCAAGCAGGTCGTGTTACTGATCTTTACCTCGGTGATCTTTCCTTCCGGCTTTTCCTCCAAGCTGAGGTTCATCAGCTTGCGCAGTGTTTCCTTCAACATCTTGCTTTTTCTCCTCTCCGGTGCTATAATCACCGTAAACCTATTTTTCTTTGCCGCTGTTCGGATTGCCGTCCGTCAGCGGCTTTTCTCATTCCTGCGGGTATTCCAGCTCGCCGTTGATTGGCGCGAAACACTGCGGGACCGTGTTGCCGCAATCGTCGCTCCATAGCAAAAACCTCCAGCCCATCTTGTCCACCGTCCAGACATTGGAGCCGGGTAGTTCGTCCATTCCTTCACGCAGTGACTGTTCCTGATTCTCCAACTCATAGAGCGGCACAACATCCTTTGGGCGAAAATCCAAACCGCCCTTGCGTCGCGGTGCAAACCGCATCACTCTCTCGGTATCAAACACCGAGCCATTGATTTTTACAATCATTCGATCTCCTCCCACTCAAACGCGCCCTTGCCGCTGTTTCTCCACTGACCGATACCGCGCAGGCTGCCGTAGTCAAGCCATTCACGCACTACCTTCTCGTGGTTCTCGTCCAGCAGCAGGACGGTCAACTCGCAGGACGTACCCGCCGGAACTTCCTCACTGCTCGACAGTGCAACCCGCTCACCCTGTGCCGTCTGCGCACGAAGCGGACGCTGACAGATCGTAATCTCCTTGCTCTCCGGCAGTTCCAGCACGATCTTGCGCGGCTGCACGAAAATCAATCCGTCGATGACCTTCTTGTATGCCGTCAGCTTGCCGGATTCGTTGACCGCCTTTTTCTTCTTGCCGGTTTCCGGGTCTTTGCCCGTCAGGCGTGCCAGCATGGAACAGGCATCTTTGAAAAAACCCTTTACCTGATAGTCGTACAGGAACGGCTTGCCATCCTCGTCACGGGGAAATACCGTCGTTCCGCGCTCAACTACCGCGTCACTGCCCAACGCCGCGACTTCCTCCGGCAGTGTTGCCGCGTCCGGTGCCTTACCGCCGATAAAGCGGGTGTAGATTTCCTCGTCTGCCGGACTGGTTCCCAGCAGACTTTCGGTGAATGTCAGCTTAATGTTCAGTTTCTTCATGTTTTTGCCCTCCTGTTTTTTCTGTTTGTCATTGTATTGCTTCGCTATTCCCTCGCAGAACTTTGCTCCGTATCGCCATGCCCTTGCTTCGCCTTGGCAGTTCTCTGCTTTGCTCAGTTGCTCTATGCTCTGCCTTCGCAGTGCGGTGCGATGCCTTGCCATTCAGTTGCGCTGTGTCACGCTGCAATGCTTTCACTGCGTTGCCTCGCCTTTGCCATGTTCAGCGTGTCTCCGCTTTGCCGTTGCTCTGTTCTTCTTTGTGAGACTGTGCTATGCCTTTGCTCCGCTTGGCTGTGCCTTGCCTTTGCCACGTTCAGCGTGTTCGCGCTTAGCCGTTGCTCCGTTCTTCGCAGCCTTACAGTGCTATGCCCTCGCTACGCTCTGCGTTGCTATGCCTTTCCGTTGCAACGCCGATCTTCTTCGCGCTCTCTCGCATCTGCAATCCGTACTTAGCAGCGTGCATCGCCTTGCCGATAACCCGGCGCTGCATGTCTTTGACTTTCAGCGTTTTCCTTCTCGCTTCCGTCATATCCTGTTTTCTCCCCTCAGCGGTAACGACCGCGATAGCGTTTCTGCTGCTCGTATGCCGCAAGCAGCATGCTTGCCCTTGCGCTCACCATGCCGACAGCCAGCAGCGCCAGCATGATAGCGGCTCCGGAAAACAAGTCGATTCTTCCGTTCTCGGTCATACCGCCGGAAATCAGCGTTCCGAGAAAGCTCATTCCTGCAAGCCATCCGTAGCGTTTGTAGGTCATTGGTTTCAATCCCCTTTCGCGGTTTCTTGTAACCCTCGAACGTAGTGAGAGGGTTATTCTTTTCTTTCTTTCTTAGAAAGTTAAATTAATATATATTCGACCGTAGGGAGAATATATATATACTTCTTTTCTTTCTTTGTTACTTTCTTTCTTAAGCCTCGGTGTGTTGATGGTTTGTTATCGGTGTGTTATCGGTTTGTTGATTGTGTGTTATCTGTGTGTTGATGGTCTGTTGTTAGAGTGTTACGCAGACGCTTCCGCCTGCACCAATCGGTTAGCCACATCGGCCACATGATAGCGACCGCCAGTTAAACGTGGAACACCATCTAAATACCTCTGCACGGTACGATAACTAACGCCAAACCAGTCTTTTAACTGTTTTGTGGTAATATATTCGCACCCTGCGAACGTGCGTAAACGGCCTTCAACCGTGCGCCTGCGGTTGCTTAATTCTGTTACTGTCATTCGTTCAACCCTCCGCTTTCTGTTTGTTATCGGTCTGTTGCTTAGTGTGTTGATGGTGTGTTATCGCTCATCATCATCGTTGCCGCAACGCAGCATTGCACACACAATAAGCAGCGCCATTTCTACGCCCAGTGTTGCCAGCACTCCGGCAACGAACGGGTGAATATACATCGGTATCACCTCCGCTTGTTCGCCCCTTCCCGACCGTGGTATAATAGCCGGGAAAGGAGGTGTTGATATGATGCACTTAGGTTCAGAGCTTCGCCGTATCGAGCAAGAAGCCGAATTGGAATTTCGTGAATCCATGTTGAAGCAGCTTGAAGATGAACGCCAGCAACGCGAAAAATCTGACGTAGAAGAACGCCGATTCGCGCTGAAATGGAATCGCATCAACCTTGCTGTTGCGATTTTCGCCGCGTTAGTCGGAACGGCCGGTCTTGTTCTCTCTCTTGTGTCTATCCTCTCGTAACAATGCGATCCGATAGACGATACTGCAACAACTCCAACCCAGTGCAAAACTGGATAGGCAAAGCGCTATAACTTTCAGCACCATGTCCTTCTCACCTCCGCTTATGCGCTCTTAGGATTGATCGGTTCGGTGCTGAAAAGGTACTTGTATTCGCACTTGTACAGATCGCACAGTTTGTTGACTTCTTCCATCGTGAAACGGCCGCTGCGCTTCTTGGATTCATAGGTGCACCGGTTCAGGCCGAGATAATCGGCGGTGTACTGGTTAGAGTGGCTATATCTTGCCTGCTCTGCATTCAGGTTTGGAAACATTTCATCACCTCCGTTTCAAAATTAGCATTTTGCTGATTACAATATTATAATATCAGCATTTCGCTAATTTGTCAATAGCATTCCGCAAATAAAATTAGCATTTTGATAATTTTAATCTTGACACAGATAGACGCATACTATATAATCAAAATAAAGAAAGGGGTGAACGATATGACGCTTGGTGAGCGAATCGTTGCCATCAGAAAAGAAAAAGGCATTACCCAAAAAGATTTTGCTGAACAATTAGGCATTACTGCTACTCGGTTAAATTACTGGGAAAAAGACAAACGATTCCCGCCTGTTCCTATGCTCAACCTGATTGCGGAATGTCTCGATGTAGATAGCGATTATCTGATTGGGCGAAAAGAAAGTCCTGAAATAAAAAAAGCCCCCACTCCAGCAAAAGCCGGAGCAGGGAAAGTGACTGTAGGACAGATCAGGCAGACGCTTATTCAGTTAGGTATTCTCCGCGACGGAGAGGATTTAACAGATGCCGATTTACTGTTCTTGCGCATCGCTTTTAAGTCCATTGCTGATTGGTTCGCACAGCGCGGCAAAGGTACGCAATAGACGCTGCGGATCATCAAAAGTATTGAGATAGGTGGCGAGCTTTTCGCAGTTGGGATATTTATTATTTTCCATGTTTTGTTCCCTGCCTTTCTTGATACTATGGTATTACCAATATAAGGCAATATCAAGCAAAACCGTCCGTCAAGTTATGACAATATTATATATCGAACATTTGTTCGATTCAAGGGCGAGTTTTCTAATCGCAAGTAAAGTCCAATAAACAGGACTTATGCAACACGGGAGAGTGTCAAAATGAGTTACGAGGTTTGCTTTTACAATGGACGTATATCATTCATCTTTCCCAAACCTGCTGGTGCTCTTTATGACAATCGAGATATTATCTACGATGCAGAAAGAATATCCGTAGATGGTGAAGCGCATGATTTAACATCTATTTCGTCCATTGAATCTATTCCGGTTCCTACTTTTGACAATTCAATATCGGTGCACGATGATTTAGGTGTCACCGGTTCGTTGGAATATGTTCTAAGGATGCATGCAAGCAGGCTGTGGAAAATTGAAAAGTACGACTTAGCACTTGCATGTATAGAGAAAGCAACCGAAATCATGTTTGAATCGCCCATCGGTTGGAGTGAAAACGATTTCTACCGCGTCGTGCAATGGTACGAGGAAATCGGAAGATTTTCCAAAGCCTTAGAGTGGCAGCATAAAATCGAGGAAAACTCAAATAAAATCTCGGTTGGTGCTGCACTCAGAACCCGCATCTACAATGAAGTAAAAATCAACTGTCTGGCCATGGGCACAGATCTTGTTTTGATTCCATGGGAAAACGGAAGAAGTGCAGTGTCTGCCAAATATCAAGGGCGTGTGTATACCATGCACGGAAATGATTGGCGTTTCCCTAAGCTCCCGAAATTCATTCTAAAGACCGGATATGTAGAGCCAGACGGCGCGTTCGTTCGATTCCCTATAGTCTTTTTCGACGACAGAAACCAAGATAGGATTTATTATAAAGGCGAAGAACAGCCTATGCTTCACACAAGCTGGAGGCCGTTTGTTGATGATCGAGACGAAGACGAGATCGAAGTATACAACGAATTGCAGCGCAGGATTCGTCACGACAAAGAGCGTAGGTTAAACCACAGTATATATTACCGTGTAAGGTATCTTCTTCCTGACCTATGTCCTAAATCTCTCAGCGGATTCACTCGTATAAAAAATCAGAACTCCGCCAAATATCAAAAGCTGGTAGAGGAACTAAGCGGTCTCGGTTTTACGATTCCAGATACTACAATAGCGATTGAAGAACCAATAGACCCGGAACCAAACTACCACGGAGGACGGATTATAAAACCGTTTATTCTGCCGTGGAAGTGATACGCGAAATAAAAGGGTGTCGCGTTTCGCTACTCCCCATCGAATAGCGTCGCGATTTGCGACGGAATACCGTCGGTTTAAGCTACGGTACTTTCGAGTAAAAATGTCCGTGACTGCAACCCGGTCAAAATTGTCCGGGTTCGGTGATGGGGTTTTGCACAAAAATGTGCGAAAGTACTTTCAAAGCCCCTGGCACAGCAGACGGAACGTCTCGCGGCCTTTGGGCGTAACAAGCGTTTGCGTACCAGCCCACTGGGTTTTCTCGTTGAAGCACTCTTTCACTTCGAACAGACCGTCGTTCTTGTCCTCATAGGGAAGCAGTTTGCCGCGCTTGTCACGGTAAATGTACTTTTTCTCGATAAGGAAATTAACGAAGCTCTTGGGCTTGATACCCAGTTCCTTTGCGGTTTCGCGGAAATTGGTCAGCAAGTTCCGATCGACAACCTCGTCGAAGTAACCCGCCTTGGGGCGCATGATCTCGTTCTCTACCTTTGCTGCGGAAAGCTCGACAGAGGTGCGGGAAAGCAGCTTGTCCTTTTCCTCAATGGTTTTCTGAGCGACAAGTAGGGCTTTTGCCATCAGTTCTTCGGGGCTGAGGGTTTCCTGCCCGGCAATGTATCCGCCGTTCTTGCGGATAGAGGGAATAACATCGTGCGTAATCCATCGCTTGAACGCTTTAGCCTCTGGCTTGCGAGAGCCGAGAACCAGAGTGTACAGGCCGGGCTCGTTTACCGTCACCATGTTCTGCAAGCCGCCAAGGGTATCAATTAAACTGACACCCTTTTCATCATCGTCAAGACGAGAAAGTGTCATGCTTGCGTTGCCAAGGTCAAGCGCCTTGCAAACGTCAGCTGCTACAAACCACGGCTCGTTCTCAATGTTCAGCGTGCGAACCTCGCCAAATTCAGGGTTAGTAAATGCAATGATTTTGTTGTCCATGGGTTAATTCTCCTTTTCTACAAGTTCGTTAAGGGGTACATTCAAAGCACTTGCGATCTTGCTTGCCATCTCTACTGAGCAGCTACGTCCGTTGCGAATGCCGGAAACACTCGAAACGGAAATACCGGCAAGCGTCGCAAGTTCCTTTCCTCGCATACAACGTTTTGCCATCGTTGCGGCAAGGATTACTCGATCAATACGCATATATCCTCCTTTCGCTATTTGCGTTTGCATATGTCGTAATTTAATTATATGTGCGATTGAACAGTATGTCAATATAAATTTGCAAACGCATTCACGGAGGGGATATTATGACCGTAGGAGAAAGAGTAAAAAAACTTGCAGAAAAGCAGGGTATTTCGCTTCGAGAGCTTGCTAAAAAAGCTGAATTGTCGTATAACACAGTTTATTCTATTACGCGGCGTGGTAGCGAACGAGTTGCGCCAGACACTATTTCTCGGCTTGCAAACGCACTCGGCGTAAATGTGAACGAGTTGACCGCAGATGCTTCCATCCGCGTAACCGGCGCGCCGGAAATGGTGGAGCTACAGCAGAAAGTAGCAGCTGGTCAGGCAACCGAGCAGGAAAAGCAGGCATGGCTCGAAGCCAATCTAAAAGGCTTAGAGCGTATGCAACACTCAATCGAATTCATGCTGCACGATCTCGCGCAGTATGATGAGACACAAAAAATCGCCCGTCAATCTCGGCTGACGGCAATATTCAATCAGCTTACCGAGGACGGGCAGGAAAAAGCATTGGATTTCCTTGAAATCATGCTGGGAAATCCGAAGTATAAGAAATAAGAGGGAAGTGGAATTATGTTTTGCACGAATTGTGGCACGGAATTCGAGGGAAATTTTTGCCCGAACTGCGGAACAAAGGCTGGTGAACAACTACCTGCACAAACAGTTGCCCCGAAGGAAACGCACGAGTATTACGACAAAGAAGGCGATCTAATCGACCTCTCCACGATCTACGGCGTTTACAAGGACAGAACCGGCATGTCTGCATTCTTCCGCAAATGCACCGATTACGATTCTGTCACTATCGGTAAAGCGTTAGACTATATCGAGGATAACGTAAAGCCGAAGGAATACGGCATGCTGGATGCAATCCGCATGAAGCGTCAGATTGAAGCACCGATTGAGAAGATCATAAAAGTGCAAGCAGTGAACGACCCGTCGGTTAAATTGCAAAAGGCGCAGCTTTCCGAACTGAAAAAGGCGAACAAACTACAGCAAAAAGAAATGAACGCACAAGCGCGTTGTCCGCGTTGCGGCTCCACTTCCCTTTCTGCGCATAAGAAGGGATTCGGCATCGGCAAGGCCGTGGTAGGCGCAGCCGTGACCGCGCCGCTGGGGCTGGGATTGATCGGTGCCGTAGCCGGAAACAAGGGCGCGAAAAAAGTCCGCGTCACTTGTTTGAAATGCGGAAAACAATTTTGGGCATAAAAAACGCCCACCGGCGGCAACCGGCGGACGTTATACGGGGGTAGAAATCTTGTGCAACGGAATTCTACCCTCTTATTATATCGAAAATAGGAGGAAAATGCAATGCCACGTCGAAAAAAAGACCCTCGCGGCTTTGTCCGTGAGACCGGAACGTATATGGGAAAGCACTACGACCTGAGAGCAAAAACCGAAAAGGAACTCAACGAGAAAATCAGGGCAAAACGCGCAGAGATCGAATCCGGAAGTAAACTCATTGAAGCCGGTGTTACCGTAAAGGAATGGGGAAAACGCTGGGTAGAAACCTACAAGTCCGGCGTGAAGGAATCCACGCGCAGGCTGATTGAGGGACGACTTGTGAACTACGTCTATCCCTACATTGGGGATATCCCCGTTAGCAAAGTGCGGCCACTGAACTGTCAGGAAGCGCTTAACTCTGCGGAAGGACGTGCGCCGGACACCGTAAAGAAGGTGCAGCAGGCAATCGAGCAGATGTTCCGCGCAGCCAAGCAGAACGGCTTGTGCGTCAATAATCCTGCGGAAGATTTGAAGATGCCCCGTACTGGCAAGCAGAAGAGCCACAGGAGCATTACAGATCGAGAACGTGTTATTTTACTGGAAACTGCAAAGACGCATCCTGCGGGAACGTGGGTGCTTACTCTGCTGTATAGTGGCTTGCGTCCGGCGGAAAGCCTTGTGCTGACATACGCCGATATTACAGGCGGTATGATTACTGTTGACAAGGCATACGACCGGGACACCCGCGCCGAGAAATACCCCAAGTCAGACGCAGGCGTTCGCAAAATCCCGATCATCCCCCAGCTTGCCGCAGTCCTGCCGAAAGCCGGTTCGTTCGGTGAATTGGTTTTTCCGCGTAACGGGCACTTGTACGATGATAAGTCCATGCGTGCCATGTGGCAGGGTTTCCGCGCCGCTATGGATGATACCGAACGCGAGTTGATCGCGGCGGGGAAAATCTCACCCATTGCCGAGCAACTGCCGCCTATCGTTCCCTACGATCTGCGCCACACGTTTTGCACGGATTTAGAGCGGGCGGGCGTACCGCTCAACGTCGCAAGCAAACTCATGGGACACGCATCTATCGAGATTACCGCCAAGATTTACACGCATACCGGCGAGGATATGATCGAGCGTGCAGGTGAGCAATTAGCCGCCTTGTTCAGTCCCACATTTAGTCCCATTAACGAAGTGCAAAAAACGCCTATGGCTGACATTATGCGAGAGCTGCAAGAACTTCGTGCAGCAGTGCTCAAAGCCGTATAAAATAACAAAAAAGCCTTGTTTCAATGGATTTACCAAAGAAACAAGGCTTTTTAATATGGAGCTGCTAACCAGATTTGAACTGGTGACCTCATCCTTACCAAGGACGAGGTGAAATTCCGAAACCCCACAGTATGTCTGAACTTTTGACACTTCAAAAATTTTAGTCCCATGTTTAGTCCCACTTGACCTATACATTGTACCACAGATAGCGCGGGACTTCAACACCGCAATGAAGGGAGGGCATTGCCCTCCCTTCATTCAATGCTTCACAACATACCGATAGTATGCCGCTTCCTTATTTTTCACTGCGTCCTTGTCTTCGAGCCAGAACGCACAAGCAGCGTCAACATAGTAATCAATGTTGCGGATGCCGTGTTTCTCGTTGACCTTGCCAAAGTCGGAGTATACAGCGTTCATTGCCACCCAGAATTCTACCGGGTCGTAATTCAAGTTGTGCTGCTGCATTACCTGCTTGCACTGTTCAAACGTCCAGTGCGGGCCGGTCGTGCCGTCAGCGTTCTGCATGTTGTGCAGCCATTCGTCCGCCATGTCCTTAGTCATACGTCCGGTGTGCGTGCTGGACGCATAGCCCATAGTGCGCTCAGAACCGTGCGTCTTGTCACCTACATAAGAAGTATCCCCCATGTAAGCATCATCGTCACGAAAGCCGATAGGGCGCATTTCGTCCTCGTAATCGGGGTACTCGTCATACTCCGGATATTCCATGCTGCTTTTCGGCGCAAAGCGTCCGTCAGAATAACGGCGATAATTCCGCATCTCCGGTTCGCCGCCGTGAATACGCTCATCATAGTAACCGTAAGGCTCAATATGATTGTACCGATACCGCACGCCGTAATGCTGGCGATCTTCGGGGTACGTCTTGCGGATTCTCCATTCCTCCGGCGAAGCATTCTCTCGGCGGGTGTGCTGCATCAACAGCATTCGGGTTCCTCGTTTCATGATGATACCCCCTTACGCCGTCGGCGCTGTGCCGTTAATAGACCGCAGCGTGTCAGAATGAGAGCAGCAGGAATTACCGAGCATTCGGAAACTGCCGCCGCTGGACGAAGTGACCACCCGGCAAAGGTACTTGTGACGGGTGTCCAGATTAAACACTGTCGCCTGTGCGCCGTTGCATTTCAGCAGCGGATACGTTACCGTTCCGTCGCCGATTGTGATTACTACCGGTGCGCCGATGATCGTTGTGCTCGGAATGTTCTGAGCGATTACGATTCCGTATACGCAGCCGTTCTGGTAATCTCCCGCCGGAATGTTCACCGTCAGCACGCCGCTTGCGTAAGTCACGCCCTGTGAGATACGCAGGTTCGGACACAGTTTTTGTACAGGCTTGCAAGCCATAATCAAAACCTCCTATCAAAGCCGGGGGAATGTCCCCCGGCTGAACGTATCTCTCACATGCCGCAGCAGGTGTTGCAGCCGCAGCCGGAAAACTGGTAAGGTGCCGGAACCGGGAACGCCGGTACCGGAGCCGGACGCAGAGCGTTTACAAGGTAGTTGTTCTGCGCCTCCTGAGAAGCCGCGAACTTCAAGGTCTGGTTCTCCGTCTGGAGCGCCGCGATCTTCTCTGCCTGACGTGCAGTTTCCATCTGGTCAATCCGCGCAATGATACGGTCAGTGTCGTTGTGGGTAGACTGGATGATATCACGCGCATTAGTAGCAGCGTTGTAATTGGTGTCGCAGAAACCGCGTTCTACCTGACGCTGCGTATCGCAGCAGCAAGAAGCCATCTGCGTGCCCAGAGCAGTAAGGCCAGCAGTTACGCCGTTAAAGCCAGTGTTCATGTTCTGGTTTACGCCGTTGATAAGCTGTGCGTTCTGGTAGCCGAGCTGGCAAACCGAATTGTCCACGCCGTGGAAGCCGTTAGAAACCGCGCTGCCGAGCGTGTTGAAACCGGTAAGCATCCCGTTGTTCATGCTGTAAAAGCCGTTGCACAATCCGTCCTGAATGCCGAGAACGGAACGGGACAGGTTGTTGAAGTTGAACTCACTGCACAGATCGGAGCGAGTAACCGCGCCCTGATACCCTGCGCCGTTCGCACCGTTGCCGCCGTTGTTGCCCCAGCCCCAGCCGTTGCCGCCGAAAATCAGTGCAATAATCAGAAATGCGAAAATCCACGAGCCATCGCCGCCCCACATACCGGAGCCGTTGTTGCTACCGTTGCTGTCCTGACCCAGTGCATAGCCCAGAGCCATCGAATCGTCACTCATAGTGTAATTCTCCTTTTCAGTTATATTTGATCGGAACCGTACGCTTTCCGAACATGACAAATTCACGTCGGATTTTCATCAAGATTCCGTAACTGAAAAGGGAACCGTAAAAAATCGTCTGTTTTTTTACAGTTTCGTATTTACTTGATCTTCATGCCGAACTGCTGTGCAAACTGATCGAGGTCGATTCCTCGTTCCTTTGCAATGTTCATCGCCATCTGCCGCAGCGCGTCCGGGCTTTTGCCCTGCATGGATTTCATTAGGGTGCTCACCATGGGATTATTGCCGGTCATTTGGTTCAGCATCATCATGGGATTTCCGCCGTTCCTCATAAGCTGCAACACCTGCATCATCGGATTATTTACCATCGTTTGCACCTCCCAGTTGTTCACATAACTTGTTAAACCGTCGGATAAGCTCGTTGAATTCCGTTCTCGGAACATAATCTGACAAATCTATTTCCGCAGGTTTATTCGTTTCCGGCTCCTGTGCTCTGCGATACATCACAAAGTCAGCACAGCCGGTTTGCAAATTAAGCTGTTTGGTGTAAATCGCGCCGTGTGCCGTGTCCGGCATGATAGTAAGCGCACCGGAAAAGTCCGTCTGTACCGCACGCGCTTCCTCCACGCTTGCCACAGGTCGAACAATATGCTGTGGAGATTGCACCTGCTGTTGCATTGGTGTCTGCATTGGCTGTTGCGGGTACTGCTGTTGATACTGAGGCGTGTAGCCAGTGTAACCATAAGGATATGCCATTAACCCAGCACCTCCGTAACGTGTTCGCTGATGGATTTACTTACCGCCTCTTTGTAGGATATATACTCCTCTAAGCAATCTGTGTTGCCTGCGTTGCGGTAAACTGCTACAATGCGACGAGCGCACTCAGGGTCATACCCCATGCGTTCAAGTCTCTGTTCGTAACTCATGCGATCACTTCCTTATACTTTCAGTATAAGGTCTGCCGGGCGTGAAAACCTGTCACAAATCTGTCAACTTGCTGTCACAGCACGCGCAGCATTTTGCATTTGATGCTGTTCAACCGACGATGCACCGTGCTTTCGCTCATGTGCAGCGTCATGCAAATCTGAGTAATAGAGCGCGCCGATGTTCGCAGATCAAACACGGCGCGCTCTTCTGGTGTAAAATTGCACTCACGCCGGAAGTATTCCACCTCCGGCATTGTAAATTCCGTTAATTTCATGCGGTATCCCCTCGTTATGGTGTCACCGCATATCTTTCCCCTTGTATAAAAAAATCGGGTGCGACACACTTTCGCGCTTCGCACCCTATAAAAACACACCGTCCCACGTCCTCTACGTCTATACCCTATGTAGGTTCATAAGGCTTCGGGGAGCGCAGGAACAATGCGTTTTTTCAATTCTGATAGGATTATACCATCTTTTGTGTTCGTCCGCAACTTAGCCGTAAAGGTGCGCACGGTCGTTGATAACCAGTAGGCGCAGCAGGTCGGTCGTCAGCGCCAGCTTGCCCTGATCGTCGCCTTGCAGAAATCCCTTATTGATGAGCTTCTGAACGGTCTCTTTGCCCCATGCGGGTACTGCGTCTACCGTGTTATATACCTTCTTGGCGTTCTCAGCGTTTGCAATCTCCTGCTTTGCGATTGCGCGGGTCTGTGCTTCCGTCATGTCTTCAACCTCTTTCTCTGTCAGCATGGTTTTGAACTTCTCCCACAACTGAGGATTGCGAATCCACGGTTCGGGACAATTTTTTCTCGTCACATCATAGTGACGGCACACGCGCGATACCGGAATATGGTACTTTGCCATCAACTCCCGCGTCAGCTTTGCGGCGTTCTTCATCGTCGCTTCGGGGATGACGTATACACCGTTTCGGATGATACTGCACATTTCAATGCCGATGCTGTTTGCGTTCCGGCAGTCGTTGTAGTAGCTGCCGCCGCGCTCCCTGCCGCAATGCCATGCCGTGTCGCCGTCCTTTACGCTCTGCACGATTCTTTCCGTATCCACGAAATAATGTGCGCTTGCGTTCAAACCGCCCTCACGCGCGAAATAATCCGCGTTATTCTGTGCCGTGTCACCGTTGCCGGACGTAAAGTGCAGGCAAATCCAGCTGATTGCAAACGCTCTGCCCTTGCGGTAGTTTCGTTCGTTGCACTGTTTGAATGGAATACTCATTTACTTTACTCACCCTTCTTCTTCGGTGCGGTGTAGGTCAGCGCCGTTTTGGAATCCGTAATGCCCGCCGTCGTCGGGTCGATAAACACACTCAGCACCGCAAGGCACATCGTGCAGAGCTGCACCGGATTTTCCAGCACCGAAACAATACCGTCCCACACAGCCGCCCAGCTCGTAAACGTCTGCGGGTCAACGCCAATGGCCGTGATTGCCACGCTGACAATACCGACCCAGAACCACGGGTTCTTCATTCGTACAGGGATATTTACCTTCATACTCTCACCTCGCAATATGGTCTATAGCAATCCCTTCTAAGAACTGCTCGTACTCCTTGGTTGTTTTTTCAATGGCCGCAAGTCCTGCTTCTACCTCACCGTTGCAGTGACCGCGCTTTAATGCCATTGCTACGCCAACGGTAAGCTGACAGTTTGCGTTAATCATTGCAAGCTGTAAGCGTCCCTCTTTGGCTCGTTGTTCCGCCCTCCGGTTTACCCGCTCCGTTTCTTCCTTTGCTCGCTTCTCGCGCTTGCCGGACTGCGCCGCCATAGCAGCGCAGATAATTCCGACAGCACCCGTGATAATGGTGCAGATAACCTCCGTCGGCATAATTAAATACCCACAATAGCAGAGGTGTTATATTCGTACATAGTTTGTTCCTTTCCGGGCATTCGCCCTATCAAAGTGTACATTTTTCTTTTATTTTGAGCACTTTACCGCAATTCTGAGCATTTAGTCGAAGATATCGTGCAAACGATCTTCAACCCATACCGCAACCGTGGACAGTGCCGCCCACGCAATGGTAAACTGCGGGCACACCTGCCCCATGATGTTGCCGGGCACGCCAGAGTAGTCCCATACATTCAGACCGAGCCAGACGTTGAGCACCAGACCGGCCAGCAGCTCCATCACGGTGCAGATCACAGCACCCTGTGCCATCTGCAAGATGATCGGAGGGTGCTGCTGAACCTCGTCCAGCAGTCCCACCAGTACAAAACATACGCCGCCGAGGATACCCATAGACCAGTGCGTGTAGCCGCGCCATGCGATCTCGATCAGCATGTACAGCACGCCGCCGATCACTGCGAACAGCAAGTGCTCGAGCACAGACTTAGGCGTAATTCCACGCAACACTCAAGACCTCCTCTGCCGTCGTGGCATTGCGGAGATCGACTTCCGCCGCCTGCTGGATGCTCACGCGCGGCTCAACATAGGCTGCAATCGCCAGTGCCAGCGCACACAGATCGGCATACTGCCAGACCGTACACTCATCGCCGGTCGAGTTCCAACGCAGCTCACGTTTCACTCCGGCAGACTCTGCAACCTGCTGCACCGCCAGCGCCGATGTAAGCTGTGCCTGCTTTTCCGACGTTACAGCATACTTCTTACCATCCGTCCATGTCAGCGGATTTTCGGACAGCCATGCAGCGAGGTCAGTCTTGCTGTCTGCGATACGCTGCTCACGCAGATCATCAACTGAGGTCAGCGGTGTGCCATACAGCTCCTCACCGACTGCCTGCAACAGCAGTGCGTCAGCCTGTGCGGTCACACGCTCCTGTAAGTCATCGCCATCGGCAATCTCGGTGACATATTCGTCATACTCCCACTGCGGGTTTCCGTCTGCGTCTGTGGTTTCAACCGGATTCAGGCAAAACCTTACCCACGCGCGTCCCAGCTTGTTCGGCAGGCTATTCGCGGAGATTTTCTCCGGCTTGTTGTCGCCGTGTACCTTCATTTAGATCACTCCTTTCTTATGGCTCGCACAGGAGACGCGCGGAAATGCTCGAGCTCGAATACGGCGAAGTGCTGCCCGCATTGAAGCACAACAGACCTGCATTCGCACCGTAGTTCCAGCGACCGCCAACACACAACACGCACCAACCAGAGGACGACCACATGTAGTCCGGAATGTACGTCGTTTCCGAGCCGCCGGTAGTTTTGGGAATGAGCAGACCATTGTCTGTAACGATCAAATCCTTAATGTAGCCAGATGCAGGCAGTGTACCAATATTGGTGTAGCCGGTTGCAGTATCATCCGCATATTTACTTGGGTCAGTACAAGCGTAAGCCGTTGTGCCATTGGCGTTAAAGCCGTCTACCAACTGAAGCACGTTGCCCCACAGGTTTTCGATTGAGCGATACTGGCATGCTACGGCACCGTCCGAGATTTTACTTCCTCCAGTTCCCGTATGGTAGACCATTGTATCCGTTTTGCCAGAGGTTACAGCCGACGATTGACCGTTTGCTCTGCCGTATGCAATCTTGTTCTGAGAGTTCCAGTCCGCAAATTCCACAATATACAGAAAAATAATTGCGCAGTAAGTTGCGAAATCGTAAAGATGGAATTTCGAGCCGAGCGACTTAGCTTTGCTTCGCGCAGTTGCGCGGGTGATATTTACATACGGAGAAACGCCAGTCTTACTGTACCCATCACCACCGCTGTTCATGTGATATCTGCCGACATACTTACCACTGCCCGGATGTTTCGTCATGCCAGTTTTCGGTTTGTCCGAAACGTAGAAATACTGCTTTGTACCGTTTCTCTTCGCGGCAACATAAAACTCTGGGACAAACACCATAGTGTAGTCATTCGATCGTGCGAAGCTGCTATCACCCTTCCACGCCGTCACCGTACCAGACGCATTAAGGTTACATTCTTTCATACCGCTCCAAGGTGCATACGCATCAAAAGGCGAACTGCCCGAACCAGTGCCAACAGCCGGAACAGGTTCAGTTGTCACCGACCGCGTAACCAGTCCGTAAGGGTCGGTCTCCGGCGTTAACCTTGTCAGTGCCGTGCTCGAATTGCTCGTATCCCACACCACGCCGAACACATTTGCATAGAAGAGTGTCAGCGACTTACTCTGACCACTGGCGGTAATGCTTACTGTGCCCTCTGCTGTCTGGTCACCCTTGATAGCCTTGATTGCCCAAGTGCCAGCCTTGACGACCGTAAATACCGCCGTGCCGGTGCTCGTCTTGGTCAATACCGTGCTGCCCAGTGTCGCCGTCACCGTCGAACCACTGTCTACGGTTACGGTAATTGTACTCTGGAATTTCTCAAGATTGACACTCAGCGCCGTAAAGTAATCCTTGGTCGTAACCTCGGCGGTGTACATTTCGCCGGTCAGTACCGCACTCAGGGTGTAAGTAGTGTTAATGCCGAGCACGCTTACAGTTGCCGTCAGACTGCTGTCCACCGTGCCGGTGTAAGTTTCCCCGCCACCCTTGAGCGTCCATACCTGACCGACAAAATCGCTTGCAAACGTCAGCGTAATATAAGAACCGCCGCCGCCACTCGATGCATCAACTGCACCCGGAACATTGTCAGCCGTAAAGCCTACAAGCTGTCCTTTCTTACCCCTTAACCCATCCTGTTTACTGTCCCATGTAGCTTCCTTTTCGATTACCGCGCCGACCGCAGAATCAATCTGTGCGCCGGTGTGCGAAGAATTGTAAGCCATGCCATCACTCCTTCATGCAGAGAAATTCGTTTCCGTCCGCGTCGAGCATGGTTTCGTTGCTGTCAGACGGGATAAAGCCCCAGTTGTCGTTCCAACTGCCATCCATACCCTGTGCGTAGAGGGAAATGCGGTAAGTGCCATCGCCAGAGAGTAGGAAATCATCGTAGACCTCGAACTGACGTTGCGTTACAGCAGGAGTTTGGGAGAAGGACGCAATGAGCGTCCCTCTCCCTCTGCCCCATTCCTCGCCGGACTTCGTAGCGCGGCATTCAAATGCCTTGTACGGAATGTCCGACTGAAATGCAACAATCACCTTGTCGAAGCCAGAAACCGCCGAAATCCTCTCTCCCGTGATGGAAAAAGTCAGATTTGGAGCTGCCATTTACGCCACGCTCCAAGTACCGGCAGCGTTCTTTACGAACACCTTGATGATCTTCACGCCGTCACCGGAAGATGCAGCTTCGAGGTCTGCGCCGTTGATAGTGACATTGATTGCAGTGTCGGCCTTGTAGCCGCCCTCAGTGCCGCTGGTGTTGGTAGAACCGGAAGTAACCGGAATCTGCGTACCGGCGTTTTCAAGGCTGGATTCACTCGGAACAACCTTGATTTTGTATTCCTCGAAGTCCGCGTTTGCAGAGAACGAGAACGCAGATACGTTGAAGGTTGCCACCTTAGAAATCTTGCTCTTGTCCGGGCCGGTAATCGTAACAACCGGAACGGCGGTATCCAGAGTAATCTTTGCAGTAACAGTTGCGGTTTCGTTGCCTACGTCGTCTCGTACCTTAATAGATACGGTTTTCTGGCCGTCGCCAGTGGTCAGCGTGATCGCCTTAGACTTTACAAACGTTGCCCATGCCGCTTCGGCTTCCGTTGCTGCACCTGCTACGCCCCAAATCTTCATCTGGTAGCCGGTCGTTACGCTGTCCGTCAGACCAATCGTAGCCGTTACTGCCGTACTGGTTGCATATGCAGCACCGTTGTTCAATTTGAGGGTAAGCCCGGCAGGCGCGGTCGTATCCAGTGTTAAATTAAAGAAAGATGCCATGTTTTACACTCCTTTTGTGTTTAATTCAAGGTAAAGGTAGGAACTCTTGCGGCGATAGAGCAATTCATCGCCCAAATACGCCTCGTAAATTCCCATCTTTCCTAAGAAATACGCGATAATGCTTTTGTCTCCGATATACATTCCGTCACCCCGTTATCAGATAAAGCACAGTTTCATCGTGCTTTTCGATTGCGTCATACTCTGCACGGGTCAAGACGCGAATAGCGGAAACATCATTCGAAAACACGTTGCCATGCCCACCGCCCGATGCGGGTACACCGGTATCTTCTTCGCCAATCCACCAGTTACCGTTGTCTCCGATGAACGGAGTTAAGCCCTTCGCGCTTACGCCCGTGTCCTTGCCCGCAATTACCCAGTTGCCGTTATCGCCAATGGTCGGGTAAGTGTTGGCAAGCGCTTGCATTCGCTTTTCAAGTTCGGTAAACGCTGTCGGAATTTCCGGCCAGTGTGCGTCACCGCTCATCGTAGGCGGGATGTATACATGGATGCTGTTTGTGCTGCGCGTTTTCTCGCCTTGCGTGCCGTGTAGCTCAAAAGCATATTCACCTGCAATGGGAAGGTTCTGCGCAGTCAGCAACACCGAGATTCCGGTTTCGTCCTGCTGCATCGGCAGGATATCCATGTTTACGCCCGCTGACACATACATTTCCCACGTCCAGTCAGGTGGGAGATCACCTGTAACTGTGATGGAGCGCGTCAGATTATCATGCTGGCGGGCAATTACTTCACAATCTGCGGTAAGCTCCCAATCGTTGAAAAGAATCATGTTCCGCCACCCTCCAATGCCGCGACACGCGCAGTCAGTGCGTCTAATGCCGCTTTAAGTGCATCGTTTCCGGCTGAGGTGTCGTTTACTTTATCGACTGCATTATCAATGTCCTCACCGCTGTATCGGCTTGTGTAGTAAGTATCAGCCATTAAACAACCAACCTCCTTCCGTATTTGTCTGAAATGATTTTGCCGTTCTTGTCATGGACTGCACCGGAATCAGAAAGTGCTTTAGGCAGGCGATAATAAATAAGAACGCAACCCGGTGCACCGTCAGTCCCGCTTGTTCCTGCTCCGCCTGCTCCTCCAGATTCTGATGAATAAGTTGCGTTGAGCGTTACAGCACCTACACCGCCGCCGCCACCGCCACCGTGTCCGCCGTGTCCACCAGCGCCGTATATAGTCGGTGCTATAATTGCATCTGGAGTTCCACCGTTTCCTCCTGTATAGCCATGAATTGTTCGCAGGCCGCCACTGTTCATAATGGCATTTCCGCCATCCGAACCATTTATGCCATACGCAGCGCCACCACCGCCACCGCCAGAACCGCCTACAACGGTTCCATCTCTTTTGGTTCCACGAACGCCAGTTCCACCCTTTCCTCCGAGATATGTTAAAACATCGCCTCCCGAATTGCCGCTCACCTTTTCGTCGGTGCTTGGAGCACCTCCATCACCGCCATCTGCGCCTGTGATTCCATCGGTTCCCCATACACCATACGTTATTCCCATTGTCGGTTCAAAAAATCCCTCAGAAGATGATGCGCCATCTTGCGATGTATATCCCGCGAAAGAAGTGTCCGTGCCAGCTGTTCCTGCATTCACAGTATCAGAGGAATATTCTCCGCCTACTCCTTTAACGCCGATTTTTGCATTGAATTGATCGTTTGGAGTTACTTTCAGTTCGATAGTATAAATTTTTCCGCCCTTGCCTGCGGTTCCTCCTTTTCCTCCTTTTCCTCCTTTTCCGGGGCGTATTCCGTGGGTATTGGTAGCTTCATCTGTACTTTCGCCGTTTTCACCGCGTTCGCCTGAATCGCCGCCTGCACCGCCGCCAATCAGAACAATACGGACACTTGTAACTCCATCCGGCACAGTCCACGTCCCGTCTTTGGTCAGAACCTCAACCGTATCGTAATACTCCTGTTCGCCGATATCCTGCGGCTTATAGCCGACCAGCACGCTTTCTTGCGCTGCCAGTCTACCGGACACGGTAACGTCTGCACTTTCAATACATCCGCTTACTTCACCGCCGTAAGGGTGCGTAATCTGCACTACATCGCCGGGAATTTCGCGCTTGATGGCGATTTTGTTGTTGATGCGCTCATTGTGGCTGTAATATTCGGCAAGGCGTTCCGCAACAGCGTTTGCGTTTACCAGAGATACAAGCGTTGCGTTCTCAACCTTTACCGTGTTGTCAGACTGTTTAACCAGACTGCGGCTGCGGGTGTTTGTCGGGGTGATAATCTGTCGCGTAACGTGAGTGTACTTCTTGCCATTCAGCACGCCGGAACCGGCGGTAACGATAGCATAGTTTGCGCCGCTTTCTGTGATTTCAAAGCCTGTGGCTTCGAGATCATAGCACGGGTCTTCAAACGTGATCTTATCGCCCGCTGAGGTAGTGCCGTTGAACAGTTCCGTAACTTCCGTTGTGCTCTGCGAATAGGCGTGCTCAGTAACGATAACCTCCGTAACCGGAGTTGCATATTCTACCGAGCCGCCCGCATACATTTCACTTGCAGTGATTTCGCTGGACTGTCCGTCCCACAAACCCTCAATGCGGATTGCACCGTTATAGTCCACTTTAAGCGTTGCACCGATAGCAAACAGCACTTGCGCAAGGTTTTCGCGCCGCGTTGCAATAGGAAGCCAACCGTACAGCTTGATGTTGGCAATGTTGGACTTCACATAACAGGTCAGCGGCTTGCAAATGTCCGTACACACTTCGCGCACAGTTTTGCCGGTATAAATACCGCCATCGTGGTAGGTTTCATCCAGCAGGCCAACGGTCGAGGTGCAGGTAAAGTGGTAAGTGTTGATAGAGGTGCGAGAGATTGTCTGCACATAAAAAATCCCCATCTGATTTCCGTCATGGTAGAAAGTCAGTGGGGTGTTACGGATAAACTCCGTTAAACTGGTATCATCCGACTGCACATCAAAAGAAAACGTGTCGATTTCCAGCGAGGCACTGTTCAGCGGACGCGCATAGTACGCATTTCCGCTGATTACATCGTGTGCATCGAACGTGCGGTCAAGATATGTGATTGTATTGGTTCCCATGTGTCACGTCCTTTGCGGTGCCATTGCGATAAACTGAACGGAAAGTCCCGTCCAGTATGATTCTCCGGGTTTCTTGCGAATGAGATTGTCTTGTCCGGCAGTAACATATGCGTTAAACGTAAGCGTGCTCTGTGCATACGGAACAACAATTCTGTGACTGTCCTGCGGTGCACTCAGAACCTCGTACAGCGCATCGTAGTCGCCGTACTTGCCAACTGCGGGAAGAATCGTAATCTCGTAGTTGTAAAACGTACCGATGATATCACGAATCATTGCGCCGCTGAGCGTTCGCTCTGCGTTCTTGCCGTCAAGCACCTGAAATTTACGGGTAAGGCTTGTAACAAGGACGTTGTACTTCTTGCCGTCTACGGTAAGTTCCATTTATGCACCTCCTGTTACAAGACTTACGCCGCGCCGCCGCGTTTCGCCGCTGTTGTACGGTCCGGTAATGCGTGCAAACTTCGCGCCGTCGATGTACAACTCGATAGGCTGACTGCTGTTGCCGGTGCTGCCGCGTGCATCCAGTGCCGCGTTAAACGCATCAATCATGGTGGACAGTGGGGTTTCCACATTCACGCCGCTTTTCTGATCGCCCAGCAGCGCGAGAAATTCGCTGTTCGGGCTGATAACTGCACCGTTTGCAAGGGCGGGGATATCGCTCGTAGAAAGCGCAACAGGTCGATCGGCATTGCCGAGACTGTAGGCTCTTGTGGACGATGCAGATCGTTTGCTTGCAGCGTTGATGTTCTTATACACCATGCCAATGCCGATAGCCAATGCAGCAGCCGCCGCGATAGCACCCGCTGCGCCGGTTACTGCACCAAGTGCAACAGCCAATGCAGCAACAGCGGCAACAATTCCGTAAATAACGGTTGTTGCACGTTCCAGAGGAGTAAGATTGCTCCATGCACTCATAATTCCGGCAGTCAGCGCAATTACAAGAGCCAATACAGCCGTCAGCGGGCTAATTCCGGAGACTACCTTTCCGATTGCCGTTGCCATAGACGCAAGCTGCTGAATGATAGAAGTAATTTTGAACGCTGTAACAAAGCCAATTACTGCGTCAGTGAGAAGTGCAAGCAATGTCTTATGCTCCGCAAGGAACTGAATCACGCTTGCAAGCAGGTTAATCAAACCCGGCAATCCGGTTTGAATTACCCACGTCAGCATCGGAAGGACAACATTTTCGTACAAATCACCCAGTACATCACCGAGCGAATCCGCAAGATTCTTGATTGCTTGCAGGATATTCTTGATAGATTCCATAAGCGGCTCAAAGTTAAGATGTGCCGCCCATTGTGCAGTAGCTTCCGTGATTCTGTCGATATATCCGAGAATCGAATCCACAATACCGAGAATTGCTTCCCAAATTTGCACGCCGTTGTCGTTCTTCTCCCACGCTTCCTGCAATCTCTGCGAGATATTTCCAATCACGTTTGCAATATTGGTGACGATGGAAATGATGTGCCCCATAATGCTTTCGCCCAAACCGGCTTGATTCCAAGCAACAAGGAACGCCTGACCGATGGAATTTACAAAGCTAACAACATTCGTAATCGCCGTCATGATTGCCTGCAACATGGCTTGTCCTGCGTTACCATCGTTCCATGCCGCAATGAACGCCTGACCAATAGATGTGATAATCTGAATGATCGTGTTCAGCAAGTTCATGATTGCTTGCAACATCTGTTCGCCCGTGTTGTTCGTGTTCCACGCATTGGTAAACGCCGTTGCAATGGCGGTAATCAGGTTGAAGATGGTTTGCAGCAGCAGTTGAATATTGTTCAGCGTTTCAAGTCCGGTTCCGTTCGTCCAGATTGCCATAAACGACTGACCGATAGCGGAAACCATGTCTTTCAGCGCAGAAAGAGCGTTCTTTGCGCTTTCAATAGTCTGCTGTCCGTACTGCGCCCACGAATCCTGAAATACTTTCCAGAAGTCAGTGAGCCATTGCGGTGTCTGATTTTTTGCTGCGGAATAATCCGTATCAAACTTAGGTGCGCTCGGGTCGGTCGTGTTATTGCTGTTATTGGTTAATTTCTGGACTGTATCGAACGATGCAAGAGCCTTTTCGGCTTTCTTCGCAGACGATGCCGTGGAATCCAGTGCATCCGTTTGCTTGTTCAGTTCCTTTGCATTTTCCTGCGCTTGCTGTGCGGTCGTACCGAACACAGACGCGATAAACTGCGCCATCTGTGCCGTTACCTGTGCAAGAGCCTGCATCAGCTTATTCAGCCATGGAATGATAGATTCATAGATAGGCTGAAACGCCGTCAGCAGGTTGCTTTTCACCTGTCCGAACGACTTTGCAAATGTCTTGTTCGCAAGCAGAGCCTTGCCCAAACGGTCAGCCATTGCCGTAAGCGCTTTGGAAATCAAGTTGAAGAACAACGCGCCCGCAACGATAGATCGCAGACGCACACCGAACGACTGCACGCCGCCCGTTGCTTTCTTCATGGACTTTTGGCTGGAACGTCCGAAATTGGAGAATTTGGATTTGAGCTTGTCAATCGCAGCGCCCAATTTGCCGCCGAGCGAATTTTGCAGACTGCCGACAGACGTTTTCAAGCCAGCGCCTAAACCCGCAACAACTCGTTTCAGCTTAGCCATTTTGGAATTTGTCTGACTTACGAAGTCGTTCATTTCCGATTTGGACTGTTTCAGCCCGGCCTTCATGTTGCCTAACTGCGTCGTCTCATTGTCAAGGCTTTGCCGTACATTCTGACCGGCGCTGCTCATCGTGGACGATTGCTTGATCTCGGCAAGCTGTTGTTTCAGTTGTGCCGCTTTATCATCTGCGTTTCGCAGAGCTTCGCCCAATTTATCCGATTCAGCAACAAGCGAATTCAGCTTTTGTGCCGATTCCGAAAATTCCTCCTGTGGGATTGCGCCCGTTGCCGCCTGTTTCAGTTTGGTGTTGTAATCGCTCTGAGCCTTTTCAATCTCAGCGTTTACTTCATCCAACCGAGCAGCCAGACGTGCGGCTTCTTTCTCCGTTGCTGCAAGGTCGGCTTGCATTTTAATGCCCTTCGTGCCTCCGGCAGCTACCTTGTTCCACTGTTCAGCAAGTTTTTGTACCTTTGCGGCTTGTTTATCTACGGCGGCTGATTGCTTCTCAATGTCTTTCGTCATTTGTGCAATCTGCTTTTTCGCTTGTTCGTCGCTTACAGTAGCGTCGATTCTGATAGAGCCATCCGCCATTTATTCACCGCCTTTCTAATTGATCTGCGCCCAGAAAGCGTCAATAGCTTCCTTTTCCTCTTCGGAAAGTGCGGGTGCAGGGGTTAAATTACGTTTGAGACGTTCGTATTCCTGTTTCTGTTTTCCCTTCATTTTGCTTGTGTCCGTGCCTCTGATTTGCAAGGCATGAGACATTGCCGAATCTTCGTTAAGGCTTTCCATCATTGCCATAAACTCAAACCAGTGCAGATTGACCTTGTGCAGCTCAATGCCGAACGTCTGCCGGAACGATGCGTACAACCGCGCAGAGTCGAAATCGAACCACATCATGCGTTTACCGCCGGGTTCAATCTCTCTATCGTCGCCACAGCGAACAAACCACTGCAAACCTTCCAGTGCAATGTCAATGGGTGGCATCCCTGCTCCGTAAAGCAAGGATAATGCCACCCATACACGGTCATTATCGCTTAAATTCGGGTCGTCCAGCGCAAGAGAAATCTGAATGCCGATTCTGTAATCCGTGCGAATCAGATACCCCTTGTAAGAGCTTGGCAGGCGGTCGAGCAGCATGTTAAACACTGCCGACACGCTCCGCGCTGTACTTGCTCATGTTTGCTGCACGCTTCTCAACGTGGCTGTCAATGATGGGGGTAAGCTGTGCGAAGAAATCAAGGAACTGGTCGGAGGACGGAAGAACCGCGCCAAACACCTTCGCGCAAGTATTTTCGCCAATCAGCGCGTCGATTTTGTCCCTAACGTCTTTGTCAAACGCTACGATATCGTCCAGAGTGTCCAGAACGTCGCCTTTCTTCTCAGAAATAGCCGTTGCCTTGTCTTTGATTTCATTCAGCAGGTCGAAAAAGCCTTTGACAAAGCTATCATCAGACAGCGGAAGGGAGATCGTCTCTCCCTTGTCGTTGACTTCAATAACCTTTACGCCGCTGTTTACGCGGATACTATCCATTCCTCGTTACCTCCTTATACGGATACGTTCGCAGTGAATACCGGTGCGCCACCGGTGATCTTAACAGTGCCCGGAATCGGGTCGCCTACATAGTTCAGCGTATATTCCAGCGTCGGAGATTCGCCGCCCGCGCCGCCGTAGGTATCAACCTGTACAGATACTTCCTGTACTTCTGCAACGTAGGTTGCAGTGTCGCTGTCACTGGTAGCATTCCACATGTCCACGTTCAGCAGCCATGCGTGAGAATCTGCCAGAGTAGCACGAGCGCGACGCTTCTTGTCGATAAACTCAAACACACCGTCGCCCTTGGTGCACTGCTGAGAAACGCTCATGGTCGGCTGATAGCCGGTAATCTCAGTAGTTGCAGAATCAGAGATAATATCCTGCTCGGTCTCAGTCTGTGCACCGTAGTCCGTAGATGCTTCGGTTACATTCTTGCCGATTCGTGCCCACTTTGCATCCGAATACTCGCCCATCTTGTCGGACGTATCCAGAAAGTGTGCAATCAGAGGACGTTTAATCTTTTCAGTTGCCATTTTTACACCTCAACTTCATAGTTAATGGTTAAGAGGATTTGGTAATCCTCGGTTAAATCTTCGTATCGAGCGATAAGCCCCGCAGGGGTCGTTCGCTCAACAGATGTGACGGTCATTCCCTCGCCGAGATCAGGCGGGTTTTCTTCCGCCCATGCTCCCAGCTCATTCAGCAAGGATTCAACGTCGAGACGTTCCTCGCTGTCGGTCGGCAGGGCGCGATACATCACGCCGAACGGGTACTGTGCAGCATATCCGCCGTCAATGTACTGTGCGGTTTTATACGCGCTCTGTACACTGGTAAGCATCATGCCTGACCGTTCCGGCGGGAGATATTCAAACTCGATTTCGGGAGCATAGCCTTTCAGCCACAAAAGAACAGCCCGTGAAACACCGTCTTGTTCACGAGCTGTTACCGTGTTCAATTTCTCACTCATCGGTCAAAATCTTGCGCACTCCTTCCATCCAACGCGTTTCATTCAACGCCTTGCTTGCCTCGAACCAGTGAGGACGCGCATTCTTGTGCATCCCCTTGCTGTATTTGAGGTTCCGGTCTGTCAACGCCTTGCGCGTGCCCTTGGGTGCAAACGTACTGCCGGTTGCCGGGTCAATCATCACCTTGCCGTAATACTGGAATCGTGCATAGGGAGAGGCGTACACGATGGTATTCCCCTGCCGGTGCACATTCATTGCCAGTGCTCCGGTTCGCGCGGGAACAAACTGATCAGTGTCCTTGATGATTTCCTCACAAAGCCACTTGTTAGCCTTTACGACGCGCTTTTCCAGTACGTTTTTTGGCACTTTCAGATTCAGAGAATAGCGAATCATCGTCCGCCCACCTCCAAATGCTGCAACAGACCGTAGTCATAGCGTGAAATGCTTGTCACCCGGTATGTCTCGTGCTTCTCACGGCATTTCTGGTAGCTGCCCTCATCCGGCACATCACCACGGGCGAAATAGTCCTTTTCAGGCGATAGCGTAAGTTCGCACGGCAGAGGGATATGCAGCGTGACGGAATCCGCGCTGTTAAGTGCGGTTTTCGTTGCCGCTGTGCCTCTGGTGCTTTCCAGCAACACGCCTGTAAGCACGGTTCGGCCGGACGGCTGAAAGATCGTCACAGTGTGCGGTAATTTCATGCTGTCACCTTTGCCCTTTCAAACTGTGTCGGCAATTCTGCCGCTTCGGAAAATGCCTTGTATTCGCGCCGTAACGCTTGCAGACGTATCTTTGCATTGTTGGCTTGCTCGGTATCACCGGCAGCTTCAAACGCCATCCTACGCCGTGTCTGCTTCCTCATAGCTGTTTCCAACTTGCGCTGCATCTGCGTCGCTTCGTAGGCGGTGTAAGTCTTGCCCTGATACTCAAACGGCGGCGGGTCGATGTTCTTTAGTTCATCGTCCGTATAGACGCGCTCAGAAACGCCCTCCAAAAACGGATGCCGGTGGTGTCTACAGTTAGCGCCCTCCAAGCCGTCAACCTGTCCCAATCCGCAAACCTTGTAGATATTCGGGTACTTGCTGCCGTCTTTCGTGGCGTATACCTTGCCTTGCCAGCGCTTATGATTTGACCAAACGTGCGGTTTGTCCTTATCGCGTGCTCCACGATGGGCGGTCACTTCGTATAAGTCGGTTTCCAACACCTCCGCCGCTTCTTCGGCATACTTGGATGTAACCTGATTCAGACCGGTTACAATAGCGCGCCGCGCCGCAACGTCAGCATGGTTCATCCAACCGGACGCATAATCAACGGTACGAATACCGCTGTCAGCCAGTTCCCGTACAGCATCTTCAAGTGCCTGCTGCACCGTAAAGCCGCCGGAGTACACTTTCATTTCTGCCTTATCAAGCACAGCCTGATAGGCTTTAGCGATAGGGCGGAACACGATTTCGCCGTTCGTCTGCACAGCAAAACCCAAAGAACGGGTAATGTTGCGGTACTCATCGAGCATTTGCTTGCGAATCAGTTCAATTTCTCGCGCCGTCACGATTTCAAGTGGCATTGTAATACCTGCCTTGTCGGACAGCTCGCCGTAATACTCGCGGTTCAGCTTTACAACGCGGTCAAGCGCATCCTGCACTTCCTCCGTGCTGGCCTTGGTATGATTTGCGATACGCCGTTCGATGGTATCCATATCCAGACCATATGCTTTCAGCGTGCGTATGTCGTTGATCGTTACCTCATTCAGTTCGCCGGTCAGCTTGAAGCGAGAGCAAATCTCACGCAACAGGTCATCTTCCATTGCGAGGATTGCTTTCACAAGCGGTTTAGGCGCGTTTTCAAGGTATTCCGGAGTAATAGGATACTTCATCAGCCGATACCGCCATAGAGTAAGCCAGTACCGCACAAATACTGTGCGATAAGTCGCTTTTGCCGATCTTCAATGCTCTGCACCTGTGCAGCAATAGCAGAGTTAGCGCCGTAACTGCGAGACCACGAGCCGACACTCTCAGAGGATACCGCGCCGCCGTCCGTAGAAAAGACGGCGGATTCTGCGGTTTCCTGATTGTGCATGACTTCTGCCAGCGCACAGTTAAGGCGTTTTACTCGGTGCATTACAGTGTCGCTCAGAACGCCGTCAGAGCGTCCGAGCGTTGCGCAAGAGATAATATCCGCCGCTCTCCCTGCTACGCGGTCGTAATCCTTCTCATCAATCAGATTACCCTTATAACAGGTGCGGTAAAAGTCATAGTTTGCGTACACGGCGGATTGCTCCTTTCTTTACGACGGCAGGGTTACAGTTGCAATGTACAGGCCGTTCGGGTCGGGCAGAACCGGGATAAACATACCGGATGCCTTAGTCCAGATTGCAACCGGGTCAGGGGTCTGCCACTGGGTCATGGTGATGTACTGGTTCTGCGATGCAGCAGTAAATGCGCCCTGTGCTTCCTCTTCCGGAGTTACACCCCACAGACCGGCGCCGAACGAACCGTTTGCCATGGTTGCGAGGAACGCAATCTTGTTCTTCGGGAAGTAGCGCTGAGTGGTCAGCGTTCCGTCTGCCTTTTCGTAGTTGTAAACCTGATCGTTTACAGTGATGCGCTCGATGCCGAACAGGCGGGAGAACAGGCTCGTAATTTCGTCCTGAGTTGCCAGACGACCAGCGAAAGCAGAGCCGAAAAGCGCGTTCTGGATAACAGCGCTCTTAGCAAGCAGGCTGAGAACAGCAGAGCTGGTGACGATCTCACGCAGTACACGGCCGGTTGCAATAGCAGCGTCGCGCACGCCCTGAATATCGTCGAGGATGGTCTTTGCCTTTGCCTCGGTAGACCAATCGAAAGCCTTGTTCGTGTGGTCGGTCGGAACACCGAAGTCGATAGTGGTATTGACGTGGTTCTCGTTGATGGTCATCTTGCCGGTTGCAAGAAGCTCCTGCTTTGCAACCTCGGTACGGGTCTTTACACCCTCGGCCAGACGCGCCATATCGTCAAAGATATAGTCGAGAATCTCGTTGTTGGTGCTTACGCCGTGGTTGCGGAGCAGGCGGACACGCTCAGAAAGGTTGATCTTGCGCTTGATGAGCAGCTTCTCAACGGTTACGATGCTTGCAGTCGGGCGGGAGCCGATCTGTGCCTCTGCGTCGAGCGCGTGCACGGTTGCCATGGTCGGCAGGTATGCACTGTCAGACATAGCGAGATACTTTGCGGTGATGTTCTGCGTCTTCTGGTCAGGGAACAGGCGGTCGCCGGACAGCTCCGGGCGTGCAATGTTGAAATTCTGACCGAAGTCCAGCAGTTCAGCTTCTTTCAGCAGTTCTACAAATTCCATAGGTTATTACTCCTTTACGCTCTGGTGGTTTCCGGCGCGTTAACAAAAACAACGCCGCTCTTTTCGAGGGTGGACTTTGCGCCAGTCTTGGAGCTATCGTCCGCGCTCGGCTGTGCGGGCAGGCGGTTTGCATATACACGGCCAGCAACAATAACAGCAGCTACACGGTCGCCGTTGGTTACGTCCACATCCTCAAACACAATGCCCTCTGCGGTGTTGTCGTTCAGCGGGAAGATAGTGCCCTGCTTAACAACCTTTCGATTGCCATCAGCAGTGCCGAGGGTTGCGGGAATGAGACGGGTCTTGGTAATCAGACCAACTTCGCTTGCGAGGATAGACGGCTTGCGTGCACCGTCAACTTTGTTTACATAAGTGCCCATAGGTTATTTACTCCTTTCCCTTGGGTGCGAACTGTGCGGAATACCGCTGCGCAGCCAGACCGGCAGCACTTACCGTATGCGGTGCGGGATTCTGAATCGGATTTGCAAACGTCGGAGCGGGTTTTTCGCTCTGAAATGCCGCCGGGTCGGATTCCTGCTGCTTCTTGCAGTAATCGTCAAAGCCGGTCAGCGTGCCGTCCTTCATTTCCAGCTTGTTTGCGGTCAGGTCAGCGATAAATGCCTTTTCTGCCGCCTTGGAGGTAAACTTAATACCCTTTGCGGCGATACCGGCGCGTACTGCGTCCGCATAATCGCGTGCATCAAGTTTGCTCTGGAATTCTGCGGTGTCGGTGTCGTACTTCTTCTGCAGGGTGTCGAGCTTGGTCTTCAAGTCGTCCGCGTCGCCCGCATTCTTCTTCAAGTCCTCAATGTCCTTGTCGCGCTGGGTGAGCTGGTCGCGCAGGTCGGTAACGTCTTTCTTGGCTTCTGCCGCCTGTGACTTGTATTTCTCAACGTCCTTGCCGTTCAGTGCAAAAACCTTATCTGCCTGTTCGTCAGTCAGACCGATTTCTAACAGTTCTTCTTTCTTCATGTGTGTACTCCTTTCAGATTAGGCGTTTTAGGTGGTCGCCGTCACCGATCTGCCTGCACTTTTAGGCTTGCAGGATAGCCAATTTCCGTAGTTTAATGCCGTTGCGGGCATGAAAAAAGCGCCTTGTGGCGCTTGATTCACTTTATCAAAGCGGGTTATGCGATTATCAAAGTCGATTTGCTAACAGTTTGATTATTCCTCTCCCTCTGTTAACTTTTCAGCGTTCGGCATCATTGCCCGAGCTTCTTCCTCGGTTACGCCGTACTTCTTTGCAATGTACAGCTCGCCTCGAATAAGACCGGCAGAAACGTCATTGCGCATATCCGCAAGTTCTTTCTGCTTGCTCTCGGTGTCCTGCACAACGCCGTCTCCCCAATCGCACTGCAAGTCCCAATCACCAGCAGGCGCAAGACCGTAAAGCGTGGCGTAAACGTCCATGCCATACAGCAGGCCGTTCAGAGCGTGTTCAAGTGCCGCCTGCGTATCCCTCACGGTGACGTACATTGTCTGCTTACTGGATACGATCTCGGTTGCAGTTGCATTTACCGTCTGAGGGTCGGACAGCGTTCCGAAAGACAAGCCGCAGTTCAGCTCGATCATCTTCAAGGTATCTTGGAATCCCTTGTATAGCGCATCGTTGCGGAATTCCGGCGAAAACGCCTGATAGAAGTCTACGTTTTCAAACGGCATCCGGCGGAACAGACGGTCACGGAGCAGCGGGTTCGTGTGCGATAGTCCGTGCTCATCTACAACGCGCTGCGGAATCGCAGAATCACTCATCAGGATACGGCGTTCGCCGCTTTCATATTCCCACATGAGCCGTTCCCACTGTTGGTCAGCCTGCCGGATGAGGTCAACTGCTGCGCCGCTGTAAAGTGACACACCAAGCGGACTTTCTGGTTCGATGTTGTTTGCAATCGGCACTTTGAAAAAACCGAAAAGCGGACGTTCTACATTCTGAATCGTCGTTTCCGGTGCAATCTGTGCCCAGTCCTCTACAGTATTCAGCGGTACTTCCGAGCCGATACTACCGTTCTTGTCGGAGTTGTACGCCTTGTTCTTGATGGTGTACACGCCGCTTTTCAGTTCGTGGTACTCCAATTTGGTATAATATCGGTTCTTTTCTCGCTTGGTATCCGCGAACACTGCCGCTGTGATTTCGCCGTTGCTGTCAACACTGACCGGGTACGCGCTGCCGACTGTGTTAAAGTCCACAAGCACACGGTTCTCTGAGACAAACGGCTTGTAGAAGAAACCGCCGACCGAGAGACCCTTTTCAACGTCAATTCGCATGTGTGGAATCATACCGCGCAGGCTTTCGTTTAGGAATTCTGCTCGTGCGCCGCCATCAACAGTGATGGTGCTTTCAATGGTGGTTGGGCGTGCTACTGCTCGGCAGATAGCCGACGGCAGGCCGCAAGACGTAACATTCCGGTTGCCGTGCTGACCGAGCCACTCGGCATCGTCCATATACATCCGTCGCCACAGGTCAATGTTTGACTGCATCGTGGAATCATAGACCGCCGTTGCCCCTGTCAGTTCTTCAATTTTGTTTGCCGGAATCATTGCTTGCCTCACCGCCTTTATTAACTGCTTCAACCGTTCAAACATTCACAAGCCCCCTTGCTCTAACCTCTCGGCGCACTATCGTCTGGAAGTAATAGCGTGATGCGTCCATATCATGGTCGAACTCCTTGATAACCGCATCTTCGGGGGATTTATCGTCCCACATATACATGCCGAATTCGTCGATTGCTCCGGTGCAGCTTGCATTGTACTGTGCATAACCAGCAGCAAGCAGCGTTCCCATCAGGCGGATACCGTCAAGCACGCTGTTGTCTGCGTCACGCACACGGAATTTACCGTGTCTGCGGATTGTTTCCTTGAACGATGCAGCCGAGGGGTCAATAATGATCGCCTCGATATACTGACCGCCGACGAACGTTTCAAGATCGGCGTAGTATTCCTCATCTGTTTTCTGTTTCTTCTCCTTGCGGCTGTCGTGCCGATACGCACGCACGCAAGTTGATTTGCAGGTCATTTCATCAAACCGCCAAAGCTGGAACACGGTCGGGTTAATCGTGCCGTAGTCACAGGACACAAACCAGCGATTGCCGGAACCTTCACCATCCGTAACGTGCAGTTCGGTCGAGAACATAGGATAAACCAGACCCTCTGCAACACGTCGCATACCGAGGATATCACGCTGATACCAGATGCTCTTGCGGTCGTATGTCGCAAGGATTTCTTTCAAGCGTTCATCCGATACAGAAAGGTTGTCTGCAATGGTGAAATGTCCGTAGTTGAAACCGTAGTTTGGGTTCTCCCGCTGCTTCCCCATATGGAAGTTGAGCACGTCCGTGTAGTACGGGTGGTTCTCGCCCTTCGGGTTAAGATCGTGATAAATACCGCGGTCGCCGCTCGTCATGGTACGGTCAAATACTTCCTGCACAAACTTAGGGTGGCACTCGTTTGCCTCGGTGATATACGCAAGGCCGTAAGTGTTGCCCTTGATGTTCTTCTCGTCGCCGTCTTTACGACCGCCGGATACAAGCACGATCTTCTCAGCGCCGTTCCGCGTCTTGACGTAGATGCAGTCTCGGTTCTGGTACTTACCTACCCGGCAATTCTGCTTGCCGAAATAGTTAATCATGCCGTAACCGTCGCAGTCGATGATATTAAGCATTGCCGACGCAGTAGAAACGCCTGCAATGAGGTGGAATCTGTTCGGGTGCTTTTCCAATCGAGCACAGAACGCCGTTGTTTGCAATACGTTCTTACCGCCACGCTTGCCGCCCTCGGCCACGTTGAACCAGCTATGAAGGGATTTATAGAAATAATCCACTTGTTTTTTCGTGAACGGTGCGGGGATATTATCCATCTTCAAAATCCTTTATGTCTCTGTCCGGCGCGGGCTTCATCAGCATATCGACGAGTGGCAAAACGCCGTTATCGTTATTTTCCTCGGTCGGCGCTGGTGTATCGCTCTGTCCGAGGTACTGCTTACCCATCCAGATAAGCATTTGGATGTTTCCGCCTCTTGCGGCGTTGAACTGCCAGTGGCGCAAGCTGAGTTTCATTTCTGCCACGCCTTTATAATATGCTTCGGTTACATCTTTACGGTTGCTGAACGTCGAGCGCGAGAAGTCCAAAGCCTTTGCAATTTCTTCTTGTGTGTTGCCCTCACTCGCAAGCTCTTGCACCGCTTCAAGGTCAATCACTTTCTTTTTCCGTCCCACGTGCTACCTCCTTTCTTTTCCCAAAAGAAAACCGACTGGGAAATATATCTCAGTCGGTTGCTTTTAGGAGTTGTGATGTTAGGTCGAGGACGACCGAGCCGTAGACGCTGCCGCTGCGCGGCGAGAACGGCGGTTGGCAATTCGATTTCTTACATTGCCGAGAATCGAACGGATTCTGCTACCCATACATTACACCTCCTTTCAGCGTCATTTTTGCTCATCTATGAGCCTGCCCAAGTAATCTTTTGAGCCTTTACCGATACGAGCAAACTTCAAATCCTCGGTTTTCACCGGTCTTTTCACTGCTCGCGCAAATTCTTTGCCTTCGATATACTTCAAATCGCCATCAAAATCGAGCGATCCGAGAAATTCCTCTTTCTGTGCGCGGCTGGTAAAGCAAATGCAGCACCAATATTCCGTATCACACATATCGCGGAATCGTTTGTTCTCTGCGCTCATGCGCTCGCGGAAGCTCTGCTCTACTTCTCCGAGTTCCTCTAAGCACTCGCTTTCAAACTGCTCTAATTCGATGTGACTGTTCTTTTCTTCTTTCTTCGGCTTATCGTCGTTCCAGTATCCCATTACTTTTCGCCCCTCCTAAACAGTTCCAGTTCAGCCAGTGGAAACCACGTCAGAATCTTTTCGTAGTCTCTCGGGAAGTTCTCCTTAATCGGCTTTAAGAACCGGTAATCAATGCCATCAAATGTGCGTCCGAACAGCTTGTAGTCAATCGGCAGTTTTACGCCGCTTTCGTCAAACTCTCGGATTAAGTCAGCTTTTACCCAATCAAACACCGGATAAAACCGCTTGGCATTGTGGTTGATTGCTCCATGTGTTTTCATTGCGATACGCCGCATAGGACTATCTGCCATTCTAACGCCGGTGGCTGTGTATACACTGCCCGGCAGGCGTTTGCATTCGCGGATGATCTCACCGATTGCCGCGTCATCGTATTCCTCGCCCGGCATATCCAGTGCCTCTATCTTGGTCACATGCTCCGGCGGCTGGAAAACCAGATTGCGCAACAGGCGATACATCGATCTGTGCGGCAGACGGTAAATGTGTGTGCCGAAAAAGTCCTCGTAGTAAGCAAGGCTGTTTTCCACAAACTCCAACCCCGGCACAGTGTAACAATAATACGGGATTACATGCTTGAAATACTTCCTCAACTGCAACCACGCTGCAATGCTGTCCTTACCTGTGGAAAATGCTAAGATCGCGGTATCGCATTCCTCTGCCATAGTACGGCAAAGGCTTTCGCCGCTGCTTGCATCTACTCTATCATACACTACGCTTTGTCCTCCTCTTTGTCTCGCTCCATCTGGCAATCAATCGCACGGGCGATAAAGCCATTCACGCTTTCTCTCCGGCCTTCCACATGGGATTTGATTTCTTCTTTCTTTCCTTTCGGCAGGGTCAAATTAACTCGGTCGTAAGCCTTGTTGATGTACTTATTGGTTGCTTTCTGCTGTGCCTTGCTGGATGGCATATAACAGCACCTCCTAACGATAGCTATTATACGCCTTATATATATTTGTGTAAATATACACAATCCACAAATATACTTGCGCAAATATAGTTATTTTGTCTATTGCTATACTTGCGCAAATATATTATACTATAGTCACAGTAAAGGGAAACACCAAACACCGAAAGGAAGTAATCAATATGTTAACTAACCGAGAAACCAACGCAGCAATCAAGCGCGAACTGAAAGCCGCAGGCTACAACACCAAGTCCTTCAAGGTATCCGTTAAGGATTGCGGATACAGCACCAGCGCACATGTTACGATCAAAGATCCGGCTGTTAAGCGCAGTGACGTTGAGAAGCTGCTCATGCACTGGGACGAGATCGACCGCGACGAGCGCACCGGTGAAATCCTCGCAGGCGGCAACTTTTATATGTTTGTCGATTATGAGTACGGCCTCTTTGATGAGGTATCCGCCAAGTACATCGACGAGGCGGAAAAGGTGCTCAGAAGTTCCGAGGACATCGTAACGGTTCGTCCTGGTCTCCTGTACTATGACTACCGCCTGCACGACAACAAAAGCCGCTGCACCGCCATTGGCGGAGCGAAAGAACTTGCTAAGTACATTTACCTGTATCAGCAGTTCGGCACGATCGGCGCTTAAACGGTTCTCGCGGGTTCACCCTTAAAGCCCGCATCCATAAATTTTAATCAGGAGGCTACACACCATGAACACCATCAAGCACACCGAGTACAAACACAACGGCCGCCGCGTTATCCTCGACACCTGCGAACTCGCGCCGGGCAAATACGAGACTATGCTCCTGTACCCCAACGGCCACGAGATCGACTGCCGCACGGCACGCACCGAGGCGGACGCAATCGCAGACTTTGACGAGCTGCTGACCGCCTACCCGGCAGACACCAAGCCCGCAGCGCCCAAGCCGCTTACCGGCAAGTACGCCAAGCTCCGCGACGATCTGCGCAAGGTGTACGAGATCGGCAAAGCCGCAGCCGCACAAGTTGAGGACGGCGGCACCTGCAATTTAGATGCGCCCTCGCTCCTGCTCCCGCGCTGGCAGTCCGCCAAGATTGAGCAGGCTTGCAATGAGGCCGGATGCGGCTGCTTTGAGTGGAAGTGCTTTAACCGGCGTTGGGTTATCTGCTTCCACATTCCCGGTCAGGCATACAAGCGCGAGACCGCTGCCGAGGTAATGACCAAGGCGCTTGCTGATATGGGCTATGATGCCCTTACCTACTGCGCTATTGACTAACCATCTTAACCACACCCGCCCCGGAGGTCACGAGGGCAGAAAGGACTTACCATGGTACGCATCACAAAAGCAGAATACGACCGCATCGGCAGCGACTACAAATCCACCTATCAGGATTACCAAGGTAATCACCCAGAATGGGTTGGACGCCGTTGTGCATTTCTTCCCGGATACGGTACTATCTTATTCATTGAGGGTGTCAGCTTCGAAATTGTTTAATCTCCCGCCCGGCTCACGCACCCGCGGCGGAAGATATAAAAAACGCTTGTCACCGCACCGAATCAGCGGTACAATATACATAACAGGAGGTAACAACAATGACCCTTACCAAAGAGCAGCGCGACCGTATCGCCGCAGTCGCGGAAGAATATGATTTTGATTACGCATGCATCGCAGTCCGCAAGCAGGAAGAGCCCTTCGCGCTCGGTGAGATCGACCACGTTTCCCACATCTGGGACAACGGCGAGGACACCGGCGAGGAACTCAACGGATTATGCGGTATCAAGGTAAACGCGCTGGATGATTCCGCGCGCTATAACGGTGACTATTTCGGTCGCCACATCGCCGTTATCGCGGGTAACTCTTACGAGTACGGCGAGGACGCAGGTGAGGTTATTATTTCCGATCCTGTTGTTATCTCCATCATCGCATAGGGAGGCAATGCCATGCCAACAAGAGCACCCAGAAAATGCATCTCCTGCGGTGGGGTTTTCCTGCCGCAGTACGATGATCAGGTAAAGTGCCCGGATTGCGCCGCAAAAAGCATTAAGTCCACCATGCGCCCGCGCACCTGCCGCCAGTGCGGCAAGGTGTTTGATGGTGGTCCGCGTGCGTGGTACTGCCCGGACTGCCGCGCCGAGCGCCAGCGCGAAGCAAACCGCCGTCAACGCGAGAAAGGCACCGTGCGCCCTCTTGGCTCCACCGACTTGTGCGAGGTATGCGGCAAGCCGTATATCGTCAAGTCAGCACGCCAGCGCTATTGTCCGGACTGCGCCGCCGAGGCGGTCAAAGCCGCCGATAACGCCCAGGGCCGCGCCTATATGGAGGACTACCGCAAGGAGCGCATCCGCCACACCGACCGATTTTGTAAGGTCTGCGGCGCTGAAATTCCGCCAGACAGCCCGGAAAAGTATTACTGTTCCGATGCCTGCCGCCAGAAAGCCAAACAGGAGAGCCAGCGCAAGACGGACAGCAAGCGCGGTATAACCGCCGCCCCGCCGAAGTTCGTTCCCTTTCCCAAGATCGTGGAAGCACATGCTGTCGGCTATGTTCTCCCGCCGCTGTTGCAAGCCGACGGACCATTTGAGATCGTAGAGCGCTATCGCAATGAGGACGGAGAAACCCGTTTCCGCGCACGCTGCAAAAAGTGTGGCCGCGTGATTGACCGCTCTCAAGTGTACTTTTACTCGTCCGAGGTAAAATCATGCGGTTGCGAAAGAAACCTGCACATAGGCGCAGGTAAAGCCATTTCGGCGGCGCACGCCAAAATACCGCACATCTGCATGATGTGCGGAGAGCATTTCACCGGCGGCGCGCGGTCTAAATACTGTCCTGCTTGCCGTAAAAAGCATGTAGCCGAGTTGAGCAGAGACTACTTCCGCCGTAAAGCCGGCTGGACCGAAGAAGAAATCCGTCTCGGCCACAGAATTAAATAGCATGACAAACCCCGCTCACCAAATCCATAAGGTGAGCGGGGTTTCCCATTATACGACTGTTTCGGTTTTGCAGGACTCGCACCTGCTTTCAGCTCTATGCAAACCGGTATACCTCCACAGGGAGGTATGGGCGCTATCGTCGCGTCTGTACGTCGGGCTTTTACCGAGGCTTGCGCCGCTGTCCAGAACGGTTGTATGAAATCCAGAAAGGTAATAACCTCACTTTCGCAAGTTTACTTGTGTTTCCGTCCTGATGATTAGGTTGTTTATTGCAAGAGATAAACAGGCTGGTGCTCTTTCGCGGCGTGTACTTAGCCGCCCGAAAGCGCCGTATCGGCTTTGTTCGCGCCGGTTGTTTTGATCTCGGCTCACTAAGTCCGTGTGAGTGCTTATCCGGCAGCACTCGCCCTCTCATTATGGGCTGTTCGGCGTTGCTCTCCGTCGTGTCGCAGTTGCTATCGGTCTGTAATCCGGCTGATTTCCTCGTAAGGTTACAGCGGGGAGCGACCCCGGTTGCGGCGTGCCTGCAAGCACCCGCTGAACTCTGCAAAGCCGTTGCAGCAGCTTCACAGGCGTTCGGAAACAGATTGTCCGTCTTTCCGGACCGCCAGAATATTATCGTCCTCGTTGGAGGCGTTTTGCTCCCTCTGCCTCATGCAGCTTCGGGAACAGATTGCCTTGCACGTTGTCCACCATGCAAGGCTTGCAAAAGTCCGCCACGTTGCCCTTGGCTAAAAAGGTTCTGTACGTTACCCATCCGGCCTCACGCAGCCATCCGGGCATGTTTGCGGTGCCTGTTGCCCGCAGGCTCCGCATTCCATTCTCATTGTAGCGTAAATGTTATTACTCCGTCACCCTCATGCAGGCTTTGGAGCATATCGGCGTGCCGCGCAAATGGCACGCCGAAAGAATAGAAAGGATAATCAATGCCTTCGTTCCGCGAAAGGCGTTTTGCTCCGCCGCCCTCATGCAGACTTTGGAGCAGGTCAGCGGCAGGTCTCCCCACCGCTTTAAGTAGGTGTTTGGGGTTAAACAGAAAGGCTTGTCACCCGTCAGCCCTCACGCAGGCTTTCGGGCGTGTACCCGCCTTTCGGCGGGTTGAAAGCGGAGGAACGAAACTCCGTGATTCCGCCCTTTAGGGCTTTTATCACGATATCATTATACCACCATGTTTAGTATTATTGTGTATTGTGTTTTCCACAATGTTATGCACAGCCTGTGCGTATCCGTTCCACTGCCTGTAAAGCTCTTACATGCATTTCGCCCTTCACATGGGATTCGCTGTAATTCTGGTTACGCGCCACGTCCCTCCATTTGCATCCGTTTACATACCGGTCGGTTAGCAACGTCCTGAGTTCGTTGCTCGGAACTTTTGCGATCGTGCTGATAATCTCAGCCCGCACCAGATCAAGCCGCTCCTGCTCTCGTTTGATTTGATTGTTCAACTCAATGTACGCATCCGCCTTATTCGCAGTAACATCACCGCCACCGCCCGGCGTTTCCTTAATAGTCGCCGTTGCACTCGTCGCTCGTGTCCATGCTTTTACACGAGCGTTTTCCAACGACGCAATGTAGTTCTCGATTCCTACGGCACGCAAAAGCCATTCTTTAGTCGTCGTGTGCCACTACCTCCTCCATGCCGTGCTGTGTATATCGCCTGCGTCGGCTGATTCTCGCCGCCTTGCGGACGCAACCCGCACCCGGTTCACATCCGCGCGATTTCCCCGTGTCGATCAAATAATGACACGCCCATAGCTTATACCATTGGCTTGTACCCAGTACCCGCCAGTATGCGCACCCAGCGCATTCGCTTTTCTTTTTCATGCTAATGCTATTCCATTCTCCCGCAGTTCTTCAATCAGATCGTCGATTTTAACGTATTTTCGGGCGATACTGTCTGCGAGGTAGTTTGTTTCGTCCCATATCCGCCGTAATCGGTCATAGTCGTACCCTTCTTTATCCCGTAGAACGCTAAACATAATAGCCCATGTAGACGCAACCGCCGTGTTCGTTGCGTCTCGTTTGGCTTTTTCTATGTCACCCTGCGTCGCCGGTATTCGGTATGGGTTGACTTTCTTTTTCTTCGCCATTTCCGTACCTCCAATTTTCATACCGCCGCATCTCGTCCAGATACTGCCGCATCTCCGCGCTGTACCGCTTCACTCGTCCATCCGCTCCAACATATCAAGGTACTTTCTCGCCATCGCCGCCACCTGTATAGCCTCGCAAGCCGCAGCTTCGGCGTACTGCCCAATCAGTGCCACCTGCAGCGACGTTGGGATACCGTCACGGATTCGGCGCCAGAGCTGCTCCATCGCCATCTCGATACTGTCGCATTCTTCCCGCAGTTCCTCGGATTCCTCCGTAATGATTGCCCATCCCTCGTGCTCCGAGTGGAACTGCGGAAAACGCTCATTTGCGCTTTCCAGTTCCTTTTCAACGAGCATCTTTACGTCTTCACTTACTGCATTCATTATTTTCTTCCTTTCAAACACAAATCATCGGCGGGTGCGGAATCTCCGTATCTACCGGTTTCCATAGGTGCAGGCAGTACGGATGGTTATTGATGTACTCCGACTTAGGCGGGTGGAATTGCATAACGCGCTCGTCCTCGCCGAAAAACATATCCTTAATAGCGCACATCTCGTCCCACGTCGGGCAGCACTTGCGCTGTGCAGAGCCGGGCGAAACGCTGACGTGTTCCCATCCCATGCCGTTGCTTGCGATCACCCGGAACGACTTGCCGCCGACATACACCTTGAAAACACCGTTTCCGCTGTCGCCGGTGCAGCCGTAAAACTCGCGTTCTCTGTCTTTCAGCCGGAACTTGTCCAGCTTGTGCAGGTCAATCATACAGGTTCACTCCCTCAATCTCCGCACGGATTTCCAGATCGTGCAGGTATTCGCCCATGTGACGTTTCTGCCGCTTTAACAGGTCGATGGAGCAGTTCGGCGTAAACTCGAGTACGCCCGCCTCGTACTTCGTCACAATCCGGTGCAGCTTTTCATAGCGTTCCTTGGTCTCGCGGTACTCGCGCTTCATGTGCTCCTGCCATGTGTTTGTATCGGGGTCAGGCTCGTTTGGTTCACTTCCCAGTTTCGTTTTTTCTCCAAGCGTTTTCATTAGATGCAAAGCATCGGCGCAAATCATACCGAACTCGCATCTATCCTCGTCGTTATCAAAGTCAAACAGTACCATATTACGCGACATCAATTCCGCGCATTCAATCGCTCCATCAATCGTCATTTTTCATTCTCCTTTCTCTGCGTATCTGTTTTACTGCGTCATTAGTCATGCGATGTCACCGTAACCGGAACGATCATCTCTGGCAGGAAATTCACCTCGTAGTGGAACTTGTCCACGTAAGCTCCGCTGACGTCCTCCACAACGTAGATCGTCCAGTCGTTGAGGTACACAAGGTGTTTCTTGTAAACGCCCTGCCCGGTTTCGACAGTCACCTCCAGCTCGTTCTCGCTGTTGTTCGAGATGGCGAAGTTGCCGATCAGCTCAAACACCGGCTTGTCCGTACGCGCGTTGATGACTTCCAGACGGCGCGTGACGTTGAAATTGTCCGCCTCCTTCGAGATGTTGTACGCAACGCGCTCGCTCTCCCTGCAGGCCGACAGACTACACATCATAGCACCGCAGAGCAGTGCCGCCATGATTTTCTTTTTCATTTTTGTTCCTCCATGTATTTTCTCATAATTTGAACCGCCATGCGGCAGGCTTCCTCGCACGCAGCCATCATCTTCTCGTAGCCGTCCAGCTCGCCATAGTATTTGATCTCTCCTAACGCCTCGGCCGAGGTTGCCGGGTCGAGGATGCGGATTGCTTGGTTAATCGTCATACTGTCCACCTCCATAATGTTCAACAATGTACTGGTTCGCCGTGGTTTCCGGCGCGGTTTCCCATGCAATCAAGCCGATCACGTTCGTGAGCAACATCACACCGACAAAAATCAATCCGCAGGCAGTGTATAAACCAAACACCGGTACCCCTTCGCTGTTGCATATGACACAAGCCAAGAGGATAAAAATTGATAAACCTATCGCCAGTGCGCCCAAAATTACAAGCCATTGAAACTTGACCGATTCCCGCGCAATAACCTCCTGCACCAGTGTTTCCGGTGTAACGCCCATCTGGGCGGAGATTTCAGCAATGGTCATTCTTCCACCCTCCTTATAGGTTCGTATTCTCCTAAAACATAGTCACTTGCTCGTTCTAAAAGAGCCGGATTATCTCTGAAAAATCCCAGTCCTTTGTTGCAGCTGTTGCATAACATTCCCCGAATTCTGCCGGATTGATGAGAATGGTCTATTACCAAATTCTTTTCGCTTCCGCATATCTGGCATTTTCTTATTAGTGAATCGTATTCTTCTTTGGTTATCCCGTATGCTCTTTTTGCTTTCGTAAAAGCAACCTTGTCTTTGTTTTTATTGACCCAGTTTCTGTGCTCTTCTCTGCATTTTTCGATATTATTTTTATATCTTTCAGCGCTTTGTTTTGAGCAGCACTTTTTGCACCAAGAAGTCAGCTTTCCTTTATGTCTGCCTGATTTCTGAACGTAAAATTCAGAATCCTCCAATAATTTCCCACAGCGAGGACATTTTTTCAAAGCACGTTTCCTCCCTAACAGCCCGTCCACCGGACAGCCTCAATCGCAACAGGTTTCTTGCGGTACTTCATTCCGTTACTCCCTCACATTCCGCCCCGCAGGCCGCATAGCCTGCAAGATCAATCCAACTGTCAGCCTTTCCGCCGCCTGCCGCAATACGCGCAATCTTGAGCAGCGCCATCATCATGGCAACGTCGTTCGCGTCGATATACACACCGCCCGCCTCATCCACGCACGCGCGCCTGAGGTATGTTTCCCAAAGTTCCGCGATCGTCTCAAAATTATTCTCCGGCGTGCCGTAGTCCTGCTCGCGCTGTCCGCATACGCACTTCTCCGCCGCGTGCAGGATGTCCGCACGGGTCAGTTTGCGCTTTACGTCCTCGCTGTTTTCCTCGACTACCTCGCGGATGTCGGGGGTATTGTCCGTATGACTGGCAGCGTGGCATAAAGCATAAGCATCTTCGACAGTCAAGCGGAGACCAAAGTCTATTTCTCCCTTGTCCTCGGCATCGCAAGCCATCTGTTCAATCGTGTTCAGTAGAATACTCATTTTGCGTTCGTTATTCATGATTACTCCTTTTTCGGTGCCCGGCTTGTCCTCGATCACATCATAGCCCATGAGTTTTGCGTTCAGCCGTACGCGCCCCATATCTGCGTCCTCATACGCCCATATCATACTCTGTCGCACATCGTCCGGGAATTTAAGTTCCGTCTTTTCGCCATTATGAAATATCTTGCGATCTCCGAGGAAAAATACGTCCACAGCGTCCTCGAAGCTCTCGTACACCTTCCCGTCTTTCTTAAACTTCATATTTATAAGTCTCCATTTTCAATATCATCTTTTAGTGATAGCTTACGGCCACACATAAAACAATAGTTGATTTTGCTGGGTCTACATTCAGCCATAGCAACTAATTCATAACTATTGTCATAAAAATTCCTGTGAATTATAAAGTCGCCTAAACATTTTGCGTCTGTACGGCAATAGGGACAGTTCTTTTGTTCTTCGGTCATTCTTTTTTATTCTCCAGTTTCATACGCTTAATAGCGTTTTGCACGACCGCTACAATCGAACAACACTCACCAATCGTGAGATACGGTGCGATATCTCGTACCGTTGCGATAAGGGCACGCGCCGCCACCGGTTTAATTGGCCTGTCAAATACCTCATTGTTAATTCGATCCATTGTCCGCCCTCCTGTTCCATGCTTCAGCAGCTTCTTCGTATCTATCCCTGTTGGTAACAGGTGCTATATATTCTGCTCGTGAAATTACACTGTTCTGCCGAAAATAAATTCCGCATTTTTCACAACCGACACGACATTCGATGCTGAAAATAGGCATACTCACCGCATACAGCAACTTCACTTTGCGTTCACAAGAAGTGGATGCCTCTCCTCCGCAGAACGGACAAGGTTTTAATTCAGCCATTGTCTGCCCTCCTGTTCCATGCTTCTTTTGCCTTTGGATAGGTGTTATAGCAAGGGATTTGTGCGTGACACTTCTCGCAAAGGATATAAGGTCTAAAATATAGGTATTCCACCGAGATTCTGTTGCTCCCGCAGAACGGGCAAGGTTTCAGTTCAGCCATTGTTAGCACCTTCCTTTTCCAAAGCGTATTCTCTTAAATCACCGAATCCATATTCATCGTCGTATTTCAGCGAAGCGGTAATTTCTTGGCAAGTAGGACAAAGATAACAACTCCACAGACCGTTATCAATTACACAACTGCGTTCCATCGAAGTTCCACTGGGAAATTTTCGACCGCAGCCAAAGCACACATGGTCTTTCCGTGTTTTAACGGTTTTCTGCCCAATCACCTCAGCCATTGTCTGCATCTCCGTCCATATTCTTCATAATGCTTTGTACGATTGTCTCAATCAAACAGCGCTCATCAGCAGAGAAAAGTGACAGATTGCACGTTGTCTCAATCGGATCAAACATCTTTTCACAGATTAACCCGGCCGCCAAATGCTTGTTTGCTAAATCCATTGTCCGCCTCTCCTCAATTTTTACACGGAGAACAGAACAATCTATCAATCCAAGATACTTTTCCGTCGCCATAAGTAGCGCATTTCTTCGATTGGCAAGTTTTATTCTCTTTGTGGCAATAGATGCAGTCCTTGCACGGATTCCGCATTATTCTGTACCTCCGTCCATCTCTGGCGGCTCCGGTAATGGCATCCACGCCAAAACCTTTGCATCCCGTCCCTGCGCGACTTCTCCGCCCCAGTACTCACAGAACCGATACCCGATGCCAAAAGTTTGGTACATGCGGTTGTAACCCCCATAGCGGAAATACTCGTACCAACAAAGGACATGTTTGCCCTCCGGCGGCAATTCTTCGTCTGCCGGAATCCAACGCGGTCTTGGAATAACATCGGCGGCGGGCGGCGAGGCAACAATCTCCATTGCCATGGCACCGTCGGAACCGTCCACCCATTTCGCCGCCATCACCGCTCTTATGGCAGTATCTCGCTTAATGTATTCAGCCATTGTCCACCCACCTATTCCATGCCTTAATTACATCCTCAACCGCACTCGTTCCGACACGCTCGCTGTCGGCTGCAGTCCATGTGGTTGCACCGCATTTGGTGCAGAGCACTCTCACGCCGTTGCTTACAAACAGGCGAGCTTTTCCACCGCAGAAGGGACACGGTTTCAGTTCAATCATTGTCTTCACCGCCGCCCATCTTCGCCGCCTCTACAAACCCAAGAACCGCATCCACAATCGCCTTGTCAATTCGCGCCTGCAAGCTGCATTTGTTTTCGCAAACAACAGGCATTTCAGATAGGCTCTTGTTATAATAAGCCGTCTTGCGGACAACCCACTTGCCGTTCCAAAAATAAATAGAGTATCCACTGGATTTTGCCGCCTCCATCTTTGCTGACTTTGCAGTACCGGTTTTCACAAAGTAGCTTTCTCTCGTCACCCACGGATTTTGGTATATCTTCATTTCGCACCGTCCATCTTCGCACCGCAATGGCAATACGGCTGTCGTCTACTCTCTACTCTGCCGCAACGCGAGCATCGGTAGTATCGTTCCGGCATGATATGGTCGCCGTCCAAGAATGAAATCCACTTTCCATGCACCACCGGCACAACATCTACATTACGCTTTACTTCAAATTCTTCGTTCAGCCACCGCCGTACATAATCCAACTTATACGAGCTGAAGCCGATGTTCATTTCACCGTTTTCCCAGTACATAATGCTGTAATACGGCTTGTCCTCACTGTTATTTACGATGATTTGCGCAAAACAGGTTTTAATCTTTTCGTGATCAGCCATTTTCGCACCCCTTTCCCAAATGAGTTGCACTTTTCTGCTTCTCAAAGTAAAACTCAATCGGCTTTTCATTCTCGATCACATTCCCGTAAACTACGCCAACCTTATAGATGTAATTTTCGCGCAGCTTTCTCGGAATTTCCGCGATGTAGCGCCGGAATGTTTCCAGCGTATGAGCTCGCTTGTAATGATTGCACATTCGACAGGACGGCATGAGATTCGAAATATCATCTGTCCCCGCATCTTCAATTCTCCATGCCCTCAGTGGGAGAAAATGATCCACTTGCATATCTTTGTATGCAATCTCTCTGCTGCAATAAGCACAGTGCCCGTCGTATTTGCGGTATACTTCTTCGCGGGTTTTCTTACTTATTGCCATTGGTTTTCTCCTCTGGCAACTCCGGCATAGGCATCCAGTGAGTTACTTCGCAGTCTACCATGCAGTTGTAAACATCGTCCGGCGTGAAGCAGCGGCTCTCCCACCAGCCCTCCGGGACGAAATAATCGTCATGTTCTTCGTCATAGCGACCGTACTCCCAAATATCAGTCCAAACCCAGCAGCTTTCTTCCGAGAGCTGCTTTCCGTTTTCGTGGATTGCCGTTGCGATAAATCTACGACCATTGTCATTGCAGACAATCATCACTTCGGTTTCGGGTTTTGGCAGGCGTTCGGTTATCGGAATCCACCGCACCACCGGCACAACATCGGCGGCAGGAACGTCGCGCAACTCCCAAAGCGGATTAAGCCCCTTTAGGTGCGCTTCTCCGACTGCATCTTCCGCCGCTTCACGCTCAATATACTCAGCCATTGTTTTCCTCCCATTCCTCTGTTTTACTCGCCAAATCTCCGTTTCGTGACCGCGATTGGAAACTCTTCGATTTCACTTGCCCAAATGGTTTCGCCACCGAGTTCATTCCAAATCAACGGGAAACCTCCGACTCCATCGAACAGGCTTGCCATCGTTGCCGGTCGGCCGAACTGTTTATACAGTCTGCTAAGTACCCATCGCCAGGGCGGCAGTGCGATAGAATTTCCCATCGCTTTGTATCGTCCCGTGTTTGCGCTCGCCTTATGTCCCTTCCCGTTTGATCCTGTCCATTCTCCGATATCCGTCCAGTTGTCCGGAAATCCCTGTAGCCTTTCACATTCAAGTGGCGTCAGCCGTCGAATGAATTTATCCCTGTCGGGCTTTACTTCCATCACCGCCATTGGGTCATGCATGCAGTTCAATGTCCGGCACACATCTGACGTGAGATGTGTCGCACTGGCTGCCTGTCCATTTCCTACGCAAACCGGCCGGAACAAAAGCGGGATTTGGTTTCCGCCTGTTCCCATGCGGGCTTGGAGTGTCGGAACATGCTGACCGCATTCTCTGATGACATCACAGGCGTGCGTCATATCAAGAATTATGCAGTCTTCGACTGGATCTCCAACGCTAGCCGCAGATACTCCGGAAGTTCCTTCTTGTTTCGTTCTGCTCTCTTCAGAATTCCCTGACACGCCTTCGCGCTCAAAAAGTATCTCGGGAGCGGATTCTCCTCCAAAATCTGCGATAAGTGCGATTCTACGGCGACTCTGGGGGACTCCCCAAAACTGTGCATTGAGTACGCGCCAAGCGATACTCCATCCGTCTCCCATGACGCATCCGGCAGTTCTCCATTTGCCCTTCGGAGGTTCAGGAATAACGGCATTTGGTTCGACGATCCTCGCGATTTCTTCGAGGACTCGGCGGAAATCTTCTCCTTTGTGGCTGCTAAAAGCTCCGACGACGTTTTCCCATACCATGTATCGAGGACTTGCTGTCCCTGAAGCTGCTTCACTGTGTTCCCTCATTTCTCTTACAAGTCGTGTCTGTTCGAAGAAAAGAACTGATCGCTTCCCCTCAAATCCCGCTTTAGATCCTGCGATACTAACATCT